TAAATACCATGCGGCCATCTTTTGGAATTGTGAAAGAGGGGAAGAGAGCGGCGGCGAGGTGGGCGCGGCGGGAGGTCGGGTGAAGCCTTGGAAGAGGGGGATTCCTAGGTCTCTTCATAGTTTTAATTTTTGGCCGCATGTTGTTTATTATTATTTTTATTTAAGTATAGTATAAGAAGAAGTTCAATAAAATCAAGGACTTGCCCGTTGGGAGGAAGAAAAAATAGCGCCTGTTGCATAGGGGGTTTCGCCTGTTACCGTGAGCGCGACCTGAACATTATTAAATGGGTGCTTGTCGTAGCTGAGGTGCGTTGCCCGCTAAGCCTTATGTGGTGCGGGTTTGGGGGTGATGCCCGCCTTGCCCGTTGAGGGCGAATAAAGATATGTTGCCGTTAGAATGTAATACTAAACTTAACCTATTGCACACTTGGCGAGCGGGCCGTGCGGTCTGGGCAATCTTGTGTATGTAAAGAATAGAATAATCCGACGAACTGTCGGTTTGTTCGTGGCCTACCCCGTTTCTTCCAGTGACTGGTATCAAGTAAGAACCTAGTGTGCGACGCGATTCATCGCCCGCCACGCTGAACAGGGACTCGCCCGTTGCTCGCTACGAGCTACGCCGTTCATCGACTACTCCGTTCGTTGGTTACAGAACTGGCATCAATACAGTGACTGGCATCAAAGCCCGCCATGCCGAAACATGGCGGGCAAAGATCAACCCAGATTCTCTATGTACTCGAATCGGGCGTGAATGTCGCGAATGTTTTTGTTCGCTTCGCGAAACGCGATCAGCTTGTCGCCAGCGTCAGCGTAATCGCAATAGACCGTAGCAAGGGTTACACGCTTAATGCGAAACGAACCATCGCCCTGAGCAGTGGAAACGAAAGTGAAAAACTTAACAGCACCATAGAACATGGGAACACTCCAAAAGAAAGAAAGGGATGAAGCCCGCCCCGACAAGCAGGGCGGGCAGGGTTTATTGAACGCGAACCAACTTGGTCAGCTTCGCGTAGCGAATCCACACTTGCGCGGGCAGGGAATCCCGAACGCTCAAGTACCGACCCGAGACAGCGCAAAGGAAATCTTTGCCCGCTTGCCAATCAGCCAAGACAGCCGCCTTGGACTTGTAATCCCGCCCGTAGGCGGGCAGAGCATGAATGTCATTCATGATGCCCCCTTGGTTAAGCCACAGCTTGCAAAGCCGCGATCAACATATTGTCAGCGTCAGTAGTGCCCGCTTTGCACAATTCTTTGGCACGAGCAATCAGCTTGTCACGCATTTGAACGCGCAGACCCTGAGCCGCATCCAATGCTGGCTTTTCGCGTGTCTCCAACTCTTTGGCAATGATGCGAGCCTGAGCCAAGGACTTAGTGTCACCCTTGGCGGCCAGCTCAGAGCGCAACTCAAGCAACTCGCCGTCTGACTTGTCAGCGAACTTTGCGGCCAGCTCAGCCCGCTTTTTAGCCATGCGCTCAGCCGCTTCGCTTGTCGCCTTAGGACGCTCAAAGCCGCATGACGATGCAATGCGATTGATAGCACGCTCCCAAGTTTTGCCAGCGGCATCGTCAGAGGGTGAACCCTTGTCACGCAGACCATTGACCACAAAGCCACGCACAGTTTTGAACTCAGCGTAAGGCAAGCCCTTGACGATATCGAACAAGGCCACATCACACTTGCTCAGCGAACGAATCGCAACGGCCTGAGCATCCTCAGCGGTCTGATAGTCACGGCCCAACTGTTCGAGGGTTTCGATCAGGGACGACTCGATCGGTGCGCCGTTGAACAAGGCAACATCAGAAGCAGGGACAGCCGCAACAGCGGAATTAACAGAAGCAGACATTTGATTCTCCAATAAAAAAGAATGAGTGGCATAAGCGCCGAACAAACCGACCGAATGTCGCTTTGTTCAGAGCAGGGAATGTCATTTCCTGCCCATGTATATAACTATACGCTTACCATACAAATTAGGGGGAAACCGCACACGCAAGTAATCAATGGCGCAATGTATAAGCAATGAATGTATCGCCCGCGCAGTGCTAGCTCTATCAAAAAATAAAAATTCTCAGCCTCCGGCTACCACTGTGGTTTTTCAGAAATCGCCGACCCCACCGGAGGGGCACCCCCCGACACAGCCACATCGGGGGACCCGGACACCATACACAGTGTTTTGCACATTTGAAGAACAAAATTTAAAACCCACCCCCTTCTCTTCTTATTCGAGACCCCCCGGGGGGTACCAAAATTTCTGGAGAGGTTTGCGCAAACGCCAGCCTGCCGCAGGCCCCCGGGTAGGAGTCCCAACCTCCTCTTGCACACACCGCAGTATTTCTGTTACAGTTCGCTCCGTTGGGAAAGCGGATGCTGGTGGACCACGACTGACCTGTTGGCAGTGATTAAGTTCATGCGCCATCAGGACCACCAGACGCAGCGAGTACCAGCAACCCACATGGAGTGCCTTCTTTCCTCTATGACATTACATATAACGCCTGACAAAACTGTTCCATATCCCGACGACTTATCGCCGGAGATGGCTACGACCCTGCGCGAGAACATGCAGATTGCCGCCAACACAGCGGAGCTGCTCAAAGGACTCGGTGCTGAACCCGACGACGCGCCCGAAGCGCAAGAGCAGGCGGATCAAATTTTCAAGGACTTCAGTTCTTTGATCGAGTCACAGTACCAGCGGGCGATGCAGCCCGAGCCCCCACCAGAAAAACGAGGCAGGGGTCGGCCACGTAAGGTGCACACCACGACACAACCGAGCTTGTCCACAGCGGACCGTGTCAACCCACCCGCACTATATGACCTGTCGGTCGCTGACCGCATCGGGAACATGCTGCGTGAGTACAGCAACGAGTTTGTGGCGGATGCCGCACAGATGCGGCTGGTGGTTACGAACAAACTGCTGGACCTTGCGTCGTGCGGAGACCCAAGGATTGAGATCAAAGCGACAGAGATGCTGGGTAAGATCAGCGATGTGGGCTTGTTCTCTGAGAAGACTGAGATCACCGTGACGTACAACAACGTGACGGACTTGGACGCGGCGATCAAAGATAAGGTTCGGAAGATGCTGATGGCCCAAGGGGTGACAGATGTGACTCCGGTGGACATTGATCTTGATGCAGAGTTCGGTCCTGACGTTGTTGAAGAAGTGCCGTCTCCTATAGAAACGGTAGATTTGCTCGAGTATCCCGTCAAGCCCGCCACGCCCGCTGAGGGTGACCATGTCGCGTAAAGAGATTCCTGTTCCACAGATGGATGCAGAGCTCAAAGCTCTGCTGGCGAATCTGGACAAGCTCACCGATGCGCAAAAAGCGAAGGTGCTGGAGGACCTGACCCGCCGGGAGGAGTTGGCGGAGAAGCAATTTGCCCGCGAGACGTTCATGGGGTTCGTCAATAAGGTCTGGCCGGAGTTCATCGGCGGGCGTCACCACAAGATTATGGCCAAAGCCTTCGAGGAAGTAGCAAATGGCACCTGTAAAAGACTCATCATCAACATGCCGCCACGGCACACCAAGTCAGAATTTGCGTCCTACCTTCTCCCCGCTTGGTTTTTGGGTCGTTTTCCTCATAAGAAGGTTATCCAGAGCTCAAATACTGCGGAATTGGCGGTAGGTTTCGGTCGAAAAGTGCGAAATTTGGTGGATTCGGAGACTTATAAGGACCTTTTCCCCAGTTTGGAGCTGCGTGCGGACTCAAAAGCTGCCGGTCGGTGGAACACCAGCAAAAATGGTGACTATTTTGCGATCGGTGTGGGCGGTACGGTGACGGGTAAGGGTGCTGACCTGCTGATTATTGACGATCCGCACTCCGAACAGGAGGCGGCGATGGCCGCAACCAACGCAGATGTGTTCGACAAGGTCACGGAGTGGTACACGTCAGGCCCGCGTCAGCGTTTGCAGCCCGGTGGGGCGATCGTGATCGTGATGACTCGCTGGGCTCAGCGGGATTTGACCGGTCAGGTGCTCAAGGCTGCTGCCCAACGGGGCGGTGAGCAGTGGAAAGTGATCGAGTTTCCTGCGATTTTGCCTAGTGGTAAACCCTTATGGCCAGAGTTCTGGTCGCTGGAGGAGTTGACAGCGCTGCAGGAGGAACTCCCGAACGCCAAGTGGCAGGCGCAGTATCAACAGAACCCTGTGGGTAACGAGTCGGCCATCATCAAGCGGGATTGGTGGCAGTGGTGGGAGGAGGAGAACCCGCCAGAGTGTGAGTACATCTTGCAGACATGGGACACGGCGTTTGAGAAAAGCCAACGGGCCGACTATTCAGCGGGCACGACGTGGGGGATTTTCACTCACCACAAGGACCAGTCGAAGAACATCATCTTGCTCAATACGTACAAGAAGCGGGTTGAGTGGGTGGAGCTCAAGAAGGATGTGCTGCGCGAGTACAACGACTATGAACCAGATGGGTTGTTGATCGAGAAGAAGGCGACAGGTGCGCCGCTGATCTACGAACTGAGGGCGATGGGTATCCCGGTGATGGAGTACACGCCGAGCAAGGGTCAGGACAAAATTGCCCGCTTGAACTCAGTCTCAGACATAATTGCGTCTGGGAAGGTGTGGGTTCCCCGCACCCGCTGGGCTGAAGAGTTAGTGGACGAGATCGCTGCGTTTCCGGCGGGCGAGCATGACGACTTGGTTGACGCGACTACTTTGGCGCTTATGCGTTTCCGTCAGGGTGGGTTCTTGCGACTGCCAAGTGATGAGCCCGAGGATATTCAATGGTTCCGAAGTCACCGCAAAGAGCGGTTCTACACAGTGTAAGGACACGATATGGAAAAAGGTTTGTACGCAGCGCCGATGGGCTTGTCAGATTTGGCCGAGCTCCCTGAGTTGGAAATAGAGCTGGAGCTTGAACCGATCGACGGTGAAGAAGAGCTGGTCGAGGAGACAGTAGGCACCGCTGATGAGTTCGATGCCAACCTTGCTGAGTTCTTGGACGACTCTGTGTTGGCCACACTGGGTGAAGAGCTGGTCGGTGACTTTGATAAAGATACCAACGACCGCAAGGATTGGATTCAGACATATGTAGATGGTCTGAAGCTGCTGGGCCTGAAGTACGAAGACCGCACTGAGCCGTGGCAAGGTGCGTGTGGTGTGTTCCACCCCATGCTGACTGAGTCGGTTGTGCGTTTCCAGTCTGAGGCAATGATGGAGACCTTCCCGGCTATGGGGCCTGTGAAGACTCAGATCGTTGGTGCGATCGACGTGCTGCGTGAAGAAGCGTCGGCCCGTGTGCGTGAGGACATGAACTATCAGCTCACTGAAGTGATGACTGAGTATCGCTCCGAGCACGAGAAGCTGTTGTGGTCACTGCCACTGGCGGGCAGTGCGTTCAAGAAAGTGTACTTCGATCCATCCAAGGGTCGCCAAGTTGCTACGTTCATCCCCGCTGAAGACATCGTGGTGCCGTACGGCGCGAGTAACGTCGAGGACGCTGAGCGTGTGACGCACGTGATGCGCAAGACAGCCAACGAGCTCAAGAAGCTGCAGCATGCTGGGTTCTATCTGGACGAGGACTTGGGCGAGCCGATCGTGGAGTTGGACGACATTGAGAAGCAAAAGGCTGAAGAGAACGGCATGTCCGCCATTCAGGACGACCGCTTCCGTTTGCTCGAGATGCACGTCACGTTGGACCTCGAGGGCTTTGAGGACAAGGACGAGAACGGTGAGAAGACAGGCATTGCGCTGCCATACGTGGTGACTGTTGAGAAGGGCACTCGCAAGATTTTGGCTGTTCGTAGGAATTGGTACGAGGACGATCCTCTCAAGCTCAAGCGCCAACACTTCGTGCACTACCAGTACATCCCGGGCTTTGGCTTCTACGGCTACGGCTTGATTCACTTGATCGGCGGCTACGCCAAGAGCGCAACGATGCTGATCCGTCAGCTGATTGACGCTGGCACGTTGAGCAACTTGCCCGGTGGCCTCAAGTCACGCGGCTTGCGCATCAAGGGCGATGACACACCGATCCAGCCCGGTGAGTTCCGCGATGTGGACGTGCCATCTGGCTCGATCCGCGACAACATTTTGCCTCTTCCATACAAGGAACCGTCGCAAGTTCTGTTCACGCTGTTCAACCAGATCGTGCAAGAAGGCCGCAGTTTCGCGTCATCTGGCGACATGAACGTGTCAGATATGAGCAGCCAAGCCCCTGTGGGTACTACGCTGGCGCTGCTTGAGCGCACACTCAAGGTGATGTCGGCTGTTCAGGCCCGATTGCACTACGCGATGAAGCAGGAGTTCAAGCTTCTTAAGGTCATTATTGCGGATTACACGCCAGAAGAGTACTCTTACGAGCCAGTTGATGCAAAACGCTCGGCGAAGAAGGCTGATTACGACTTGGTGGACGTGATCCCCGTGAGCGACCCCAACGCTGCCACTATGGCGCAGAAGGTTGTGCAGTATCAGGCCGTGTTGCAGCTGGCGCAGACTGCGCCGCAGTTGTATGACTTGCCGCTGTTGCACCGCCAGATGATCGAGGTGCTGGGCATCAAGAACGCTGCCAAGCTCGTGCCGATCGAGGACGACGCTGTGCCGACCGACCCAGTGCAGGAGAACCAGAACATCCTGACAGGCAAGCCGGTCAAGGCGTTCATGGAGCAGAACCATCAGGCGCATTTGGGTGTGCACATGGCTGCGATGCAGGACCCCAAGATCATGCAGATCGTTGGCCAGAACCCACAGGCGCAAGCTCTGCAGGCTGCGATGATGGCGCACATCAACGAGCACGTGGCGTTCGAGTACCGTCGCCAGATCGAGGAGCAGATGGGCATGGTGCTGCCGGGCGAAGAGCAGCAGAAGAACTTGTCGTCCGAGCAGGCCGACCAGATCGCCATCATGGCCGCTCAAGCGTCCAAGCAGTTGTTGCAGCGCAACCAGCAGGAGGCCGCACAACAGCAAGCTCAGCAGCAGATGCAGGACCCAGTTGTGCAGATGCAGCAGCAGGAACTCCAGATCAAGCAGCAGGAGTTGCAACTCAAGGCGCAGAAGCAGCAGATCGACGCAGCTGCCAAGGCAGACCAGTTGGAGATCGAGAAGGCTCGCATCGAGGCGCAAAAAGAGATTGCCGCTATGCAGGTGAGCGCGACAGCCGCAGCTGCACGCGACAAGCTGGCCAAGCAGCAGGAGCTCGAGGGTGTGCGCATCGGTGTGGACGCGGCCAAACACCGCGCTCAGATGATGCAGCAGCGTGCCGCACAGCAGCGGGCTGGGCAGAACCGCACACCGCGCAAGGAGGGCTAATTGGACAGCTACAAGTTACTGAGTTACATCGCCAAGGAGATCGACAAGCTCCGAAGCGATCAAGAAACCCACCTCGCTGGAGGTGGTGCCAAAACGTTTGACGAGTATCGTCACGTCTGCGGTGTGATCCGAGGTCTCACACATGCAGAAACCATTGTCAAAGACCTTGTGCAACGAACGGAGAACTACGATGAGTGAACTTAATTTAGCGGGCGCGGTGGACCTGTCAGGTCTGCTGAATAAACCCGCAGAAGATAAAGCCAAGCAACTGCCTGATCCCAAGCGTTTTCATGTGCTGTGCGTAGTCCCCGAGGCTATGGAGCAGTACGCTGAAAGCGAGATTGGTATTCTCAAATCTAGCCAAGCTATGTATCACGAAGAGGTCCTGACCTCGGTGTTGTTCGTAGTGAAGCTCGGCCCTGACGCGTACAAAGATGAGACACGCTTCCCATCCGGTCCGTCGTGCCAAGAAGGTGACTTTGTCATCGTGCGCCCCAATTCAGGCACCCGCTTGAAGATTCACGGTCGAGAGTTCCGCATCATCAATGATGATTCGGTTGAGGCCGTTGTCCAAGACCCCCGTGGTATCACACGTGCATCGTAAGGAGTAAAACATGCCATTGCCAGAGTTTAAAGGCGAGGAATTTGAGTTCCCCGACGAAAAAGAAGCCGCCGAAAAAGACAAGGTTGAGATCGTCGTAGAAGACGATGCGCCTCCTTCGGACCGTGGTCGCAAAGCTGCGCCACCCCCAGAAGACCCAACCGATGACGAGTTGAACTCATACGACGAGAAGGTCCAAGCGCGTATCAAGAAGTTCACTCGTGGTTACCACGATGAGCGTCGGGCCAAAGAGACTGCGGAGCGCGAGCGCCTCGCCGCTGAAGCCTACGCCAAGCAGGTTCTCGAGGAGAACAAGCGTCTCCAACAGCAGCTTGCCACCGGTAGCCAAGCCTATATCGAGCAGTCCAAATCCACTGCTGATATTGAGTTGTCTTCGGCCAAGAAGAAGTACAAAGAGGCGTACGAGTCAGGCGACGTAGACGCGCTGGCTGATGCCCAAGCTGAGATCGCTCGTGCCACTTTGAAGGTTGAGAAGGCCCAAGGTCTGCGACCTATCGAGGTGGAGGAGAAGGAGGACTTCAAACCTGCTGCTCAAGCCGAGGCCCCCCAGATGAGCCCCCGCACTAAAAAGTGGGTGGACAACAACTCTGACTGGTGGGGAGTTGACGACGAAATGACTATGACTGCAATGGGGCTTGACAGAAAGTTAGCAAAGCAGTATGGTGCGGGCTATGTAGGTACTGAAGAGTACTTCAAAACCATCGACGAAACGATGCGCAAAAGATTTCCTGAGCACTTTGAAGGTGAGCAGAGCTATGAGGATGACGAAACGCCTCCACGAAAGACGTCAGAACCGGCTGAAGAGGAAACTCCCCGCCGTGCAACAAAACCCGCTGCCGTTGTAGCTCCGGCTTCACGCAGCACCCCGCCTAACCGCATTCGTTTGAAGGCATCCGAAGCAGCGATCGCTCGCCGTCTTGGGGTCCCTTTGGAACAATATGCTAAACAGGTTGCTTTGCTGAAAAGAGGTGAATGATGGAAACAGGTACTAAACAAAACCGATTGGCCCGTGACGTAGATAGTCGTGCGGTGTCGCAACGCGCAACAGCGTGGCGTCCCCCAGAGACACTGCCTAGCCCTGATGCCCGCCCCGGCTGGACTCATCGCTGGATTCGGATCAGTACGTTGGGTACATCTGACCCATCAAATATTTCTTCTAAGTTCCGCGAAGGATACGAGCCCTGCAAAGCAGAGGACTATCCTGAGCTCATGATGCACGCTACCACTGAAGGTCGCTTTAAAGGCAACGTAGAAGTGGGCGGTTTGTTGCTCTGTCGTATTCCGTCGGAGTTCTTGGAACAACGGGCAGCGTATTACGCTAACCAGAACAAGTCTCAAATGGAGTCCGTGGACAACAATTTTCTTCGTGAGAGTGATCCTCGCATGCCCTTGTTCTCGGACAAGAAGTCGAAGGTTACTTTCGGTTCTGGTTCTTAAATTTTGGAGTCCTAAATGGCATACCCTACCGTTTCGGCACCTTATGGCTTGGAGCCCATCAATTCGCTTGATGGTAAGCCCTACGCCGGTGCAATTCGTCAGATTCCTGTTGCCGCTGGCTTCGCTACCGCCATTTTCAATGGCGATACAGTGTTGATCGGCAGCGACGGTTTCTTGGTTAAATCAACCACCACTAACAGCGGCAACATCGTTGGCGTTTGCGTTGGCGGTCAGTACGTGAACTCGTCTGGTCAAACAGTGCAAGGTCAGTACATCCCCGCTTTGGCTTCTACCTCTGGTAGCCCAGCCTACGCTTACGTTGTGGATGACCAACAAGCTTTGTTCAAAGTGGCCGTTGTTACCTCTGGTACAACTATGGGCACCGCGAGCCGCGCTGATGTTGGCTCTAACGTTGCTTTGGTATTGAACGCAGGTTCTACCTCTACTGGCAATTCGGCTTTTGCTGTGACATTGACCGGTGCTGGCACAACTGCAACCATCCCATTGCGTGTTATCGACGTGGTTCCTGAGACCGCTCTCAGCACCGGTGGCTACACCGAGTTGTTGGTGAAGATCAACACTCACCAATACAACAACACCACTGGTGTTTAAGGAGTAAAACATGGCTATTTCACGCGCACAACTGCTCAAGGAACTGCTCCCCGGCTTGAACGCTTTGTTCGGTATGGAGTACGCTCGTTATGGTGAGCAACACAAAGAGATTTACGAAACCGAAACTTCTGAGCGTAGCTTTGAAGAAGAGGTGAAGTTGTCTGGCTTCTCCGCAGCTCCTGTCAAGAACGAAGGCTCCGCCATCGCTTATGACAACGCTCAAGAAGCATGGTCCACTCGATACAACCACGAGACTATCGCCCTCGGTTTCTCCATCACTGAAGAAGCTGTGGAAGATAACTTGTACGACAGCCTGTCTGCTCGTTACACCAAGTCTTTGGCCCGCGCTATGGCTTACACCAAGCAAGTCAAAGCTGCCGCTGTTTTGAACAACGGCTTCAACGGTGCTTATCTGGGTGGCGACGGCGTATCGTTGTTCGGCTACAACAGCGGCGGCACTTTGGTCAACCACCCATTGGTTTCTGGTGGCACCAACAGCAACACTCCATCTACTCAAGCTGACCTGAACGAGACTTCCTTGGAAGCCGCCGTTATCCAGATCGCTGCTTGGACTGATGAACGTGGTCTGTTGATCGCTGCTAAGCCCAAGAAGATGATTGTCCCTCCAAGTCTGCAGTTCGTTGCGACTCGTTTGTTGGAAACCAGCCTGCGTGTTGGTACCGCTGATAACGACATCAACGCGATCAACAACAACGGCTCCGTGCCAGAGGGTTACACAGTCAACAACTTCTTGACTGACACCAACGCTTGGTTCTTGACCACAGACGTGCCTAACGGTCTGAAGCACTTCGTTCGTACACCGCTGCAAAACAGCATGGACGGCGACTTCGACACCGGTAACGTCCGTTACAAGGCCCGTGAGCGTTACAGCTTCGGCTGGTCTGACGCTCTGGGTATCTGGGGCTCTTCGGGTTCGTCCTGATCGGTTAGGTCGGTACTCCCGACCATCCAGCGAAGAAGGGGCCTTGTGCCCCTTTTTCTTTTGGTGTATATTGCACCAACTCCCGGACTTTCCGGTGTATCTGACGGCTCCGGGCCGACGTCATGCAGACAGATACGCCTTAACCGCATGAGGAATCATCATGGCACGCACTACCTTCTCCGGCCCAGTCGCATCGACAAACGGCTTCATCGCTCCTACCTACACTGTGACTTCGGCTAACGCTATTGCAGCTGCCGACAAAACCACAGGCCAAGTTATCTACGTTTCTAACGGTTTGGCTGGCGCACCTTGCTTGGCCGTCTGGAACGGTTCTAACTGGATTTCTCCCGCAGGTACAGCGATCGCTGCTTCTTAATTGATCTCAGGGGCTTCGGCCCCTGCTTCACAGGAGATTGATTATGAGTATGCAAACCGACGTTAAAGCCATATCGCTGGCCGCTTCCGGCTCAGTCGCTGGTGGCCGCGCACGACTGCGTGGCGTAGTGATTGAACCCGGCGGTTCCACGGGCAGTGTCATCCTGAAAGATGGCGGCTCCAGCGGCACAACCATCATGACCTTGAACACTGTGGCAAACGGTGAGACCTTCAACGTTCTGATCCCAGCTGAAGGCGTGTTGTTCGAGACCAGCATTTACGCTACCTTGTCCAACGCCAAAGTAACGGTGTTCTATGCCTGATAACGAGAAGAGCATTAACCTAGCGGGCCGCAAACTCATGGTTGCGATCCCCGCTTACGACGGCAAGCTGAACATTGATTCAGCCTTTGCCTTGTCCAATCTGGCCGTTCAGGTCCAGTCGTTGGGGGTTAAGCTCTATCTCACGCACCTCTCGGGGTGTTCCCTTATTACGAAGGCTCGCAACTGCTTGGTTGCGGACTTCCTCAAATCTGACGCAGACACGCTTCTGTTTGTCGATGCCGACGTGGTGGTCACCGCTGATGCAGTGCTGCGCCTCATGGCGCTGAGCTTGGACAAAGACATCACAGCTGGCATCTACCCACGCCGTGGTATGGACCGCAAATTCTTCCTCGACTACTATCTCGACGAGCACGGTGGCTTGGAGTTTGACAAGAACGGCTTGCTTCGTGTGAAGCGTATCGGTACCGGGTTCATGATGATCCAGCGTCACGTCCTTGAGACGATGATTGCCAAGCACCCTGAGTGGAACTACCTCAACAACGTCGATAACCGTACAGACAGCGCCATCTTTGACTTGAAGATCGTCAACGGCGAGTACTATGGCGAGGATTATTTGTTCTGCGACCGCGCCACTGAGGACGGCTTCACAGTTTTCCTTGACCCCTCGATCAGCTTGCCGCACGTTGGCCAAGAGAAGTTCACCCGTGACTTCGCTGAAGATGTGTTGAAGCCGCTGCTTGAAGAGCACTGCACTCCCAAACTGAAAGTCGTCAATGGCTAAGAAAACCCCATCGCTTGCTGTAGGTCGTGGTGAGAAGTTGCCGGTGTCCAAGGGCGCTGGGTTGACAGCCAAGGGCCGTGCCAAATACAACGCTGCCACAGGCAGTAACTTGAAAGCTCCCCAGCCACAAGGCGGCAAGCGCAAGGATTCGTTCTGCGCACGCATGTCTGGCATGCCGGGCCCGATGAAAGACGAGAAGGGTAGACCTACTCGCAAAGCCGCTGCGTTGGCGCGTTGGAAGTGCTGATATGACCGAGATTGAACTGACTGACCGCGAACGATTGGTGGCCAAGGAAGCGGCAAAGCTTGCCCTTGAGGAACTGTCGTCTGAGTTCTACAAGAAAGTCGGTAAGACTGTTGTAGAGAAGGTTCTGATCTGGATTGGCCTTTTAGCCGCCGGGTATCTTGCGGGCAAAGGTTTGCCCTTTAAGGTCTGATATGCCAGCAACAAGTGACAAACAGAAAAAATTCATGGATGCCGCCGCGCACAACCCGGCCTTTGCGAAAGCAGCTGGCGTGCCGCAAACTGTAGCCAAGGAGTTTAGTGAGGCAAGTAAGGGTCTGAAGTTCAAAGGCGCGACAAAATCGCGTGCTGACTTGCAGAAGATCAACAAGCCGGAGACCCGGCACGGTAAAACCCAAATGTTTAAAGAAGGTGGCGATATGAAAGAATCCAAAGCAATGATGGCCAAAGAAGTGAGCTTCATGAAAAAGAAGGGCGCTCCCAAGTCCATGATTAAACATGAGATGGCCGAAGCCAAAATGGCCAAGGGTGGCATTGCCACTTCCTTGAAAGCCCACGCCGCAGCCCCTGCGTCTAAGGCCCACGCTGGCATGAAGTCTGGTGGCATGACCAAGATGGGCGCGGTCAAGACCAGCTCTAAGCCTGATGGTGTCATCAAAAAAGGTCAAACCAAGGGCACCCAGATCGCGATGAAACGCGGTGGTAAGTGCTGATTAGGGGGTAGATATGGCCCGTAAAAAGAACTTAGCTGGTCTGGCCGCATTGGCTGGTCTAGCTTACATGGCCTCTCGCAATAAGGCGGTGAAGGGCGAAGAAGCTGCTGCTCCATCTGTGGCTTCAGCGCCAAGCACGTCTACGGCTGCAGAGATGGACCCATTGGAGGCCGCAAACGCGTCCCCTGAGTCGCAGAAGATCATGGAAGACGCAGTGGCGGCAGGCAACCAAGAAAAAGGTAGCCGCATGCTGGACGAGATGCGCGATGCTGAACTCGCACCCAAGCGCCGTCCAAAGCCTGTTGCGAACCCCGCTTCTAACTTTGTGACCCCCGAGGAAGGCGCAAGAGCATATCGCTCACGTGCACCAGCGGCTGATCCGCGTGAGGCACTCATGCGCGACTATGTGCCACGCCGTGACCCAAAGGCATCAGGCGCAATGTCGGGTGATTACATGGCCAACAGCGCTACGTCTCGCGGTGTTCGTAATATGTACGAACGTGCCGCTGAGGAAGGTATGAAGAAGGGCGGCTCTGTCAAAGGTTGGGGCATCGCTCGTGGTGCACGTAAAGCAAGAACTTATTGAGGTGAAACATGGCTACTAAAGAAATGATCGCGGAAGCAATGCAAGAGGCCAAGGACGCAAAAGACCAAGGCAAACTGGAAGACGCGTACACAAAATCGTTGCGTGTTACCGAGTACACGACCGACAAGAAAGACGCTCGTAGTGGCGTGCGCGGCCAAAAAGGCTACGCTAAAGGTGGTGTGACTCGCGGTGACGGCTGCTGCTCCAAGGGTAAGACCAAGGGCACTATGGTCAAGATGGCCTACGGCGGCAAAACCTGCTAAGGGGCTAACATGAAATTAGCTGATTTTTCTCCGTTGGTTGGAATGCTTACTGGCGAAGGCGCAATGGGTAGACTCATTGGTAAAGGCTTCGGCGGCGCAATTCCTGCTTCAATTGCTAGGAGCGCTCAAAAAGCCGCAGCTGAGGAAGAAGAGCGCGAAAAAGCTATTGCTGCCGAGGCCCAACGCCAGAGTATGCAAGGACAGCCTGCACAAGAGCAGGGCATGAAAAAAGGTGGTATGGCTCGTTCTTCCGCTTCGCGCCGTGCCGACGGTATTGCATTACGGGGTAAAACCCGTGGAAAGCTGCGTTAATGATGGCCAGCCGTGGCATGGGGGCAGTCAAAGCCTCCAAGATGCCTAAACCCAAAGTCATCAAGAAGCGTGACGGAGACTACCCGGTTGACGTCTACGCTGACGGTGGCTCGGTTAATGCTGCGGGCAACTACACTAAGCCATCTCTTCGCAAGAAGATTGTGTCTCAGGTGAAAGCTGCTGCAACGCACGGCACCAAGGCAGGCCAGTGGTCGGCCCGTAAAGCACAGCTTGTGGCCAAGAAGTACAAAGCCGCTGGCGGCGGGTATCGAGACTGATATGAAAGCGCCGCAGACTTCCCTTAAAAATTGGGGTGACCAAAAGTGGAGGACTAAAAGTGGAAAACCGTCTAGCAAAACAGGTGAGCGATACCTTCCAGAAGCTGCGATTAAAAGTCTCAGCCCTGCTGAGTACGCTGCGACAACGCGTGCAAAACGCGCTGGCAAAAAAGCCGGGAAGCAGTTCGTAGCCCAGCCTAAGAACATCGCAAAGAAAACAGCAGGATTTAGATAATGGCTATCACATCCGGAACCTCATCATTTAACCTCGACCTGTCTGAGCTGGTTGAGGAAGCGTTCGAGCGGGCCGGACGTGAACTGCGTTCGGGTTATGACCTGCGCACAGCGCGTCGTAGTCTCAACATCATGTTCGCCGACTGGGCCAACCGTGGCATCAACATGTGGACGATTGAGCAGGGTCAGATTGACTTGGTTCAAGGGCAGAGCACCTACGCACTGCCAAACGACACTGTTGACCTGCTCGAGCACGTCATCCGCACTCAGGCTGGTCAGGTCTCCAACCAAGCTGACCTGACCATCACGCGTATTAGTGTTTCTACCTACGCGACGCTGCCAAACAAACTCCAGCAAGCCCGCCCTATTCAGGTGTGGGTCCAACGTTTGGACGGCCAAACCGCAGCGCCAATCACCACCTTGGCAAGCAGCATCTCGTCAACTGCCTCGACGATCACTTTGACATCGACCCAAGGCATGCCAGCCGCTGGGTTTATCAAGATTGACAACGAAACAATCAACTACACCGCGATCAGTGGCAACGACCTGACGTACTGCTTCCGTGGTCAGAATGGCACAACTGCCGCCGCACACACAGCCGCAGCTTCTGTTTCCGTGCAGAACCTCCCTGCTGTTTCCGTATGGCCGACACCAGACGGCGCACAGTCGTATCAGTTTGTTTACTGGCGTCTTCGCCGTACGCAAGACGCAGGCGGCGGTGTCAACGTCATGGACGTACCTTTCCGATTTATCCCCTGCATGGCTGCTGGGTTGGCGTACTACATCGCGGGTAAAATCCCTGAAGGCGCTGAGCGCATCATGCTGTTGAAACAGCAGTACGACGAGGCGTGGGAGCTGGCCGCTTATGAGGACCACGAGAAGGCGGCTATTCGCTTTGTCCCACGTCAGCAGTATATTGGGGGCACCTAATGGCTAACCGGTTCGCCAGCGGTAAATGGGCGATTGCTCAGTGCGACCGTTGCGACCAGCGGTTCAAACTGAAGCAGCTCAAGCGCGAGATTATCAAGACCAAGAACTATGAGCTCTTGGTTTGCCCAGAGTGCTGGGACCCAGATCAACCGCAGCTTCAGCTGGGTATGTACCCCGTTGATGACCCGCAAGGTTTGCGTAGCCCACGCCCAGATCGAAGCTATGTAACGTCTGGTACGACGGGTTTGCAGATTTCGTACGGTAACGGTACGAGCACGCAGGAGCAGGGTTTTCAGGGCGAAGGTAGTCGCAACATTCAGTGGGGGTGGAACCCTGTTGGTGGAGCGGCAAATACCGACGATGGTTTGACGCCAAATTACTTGGCTTTAGCCGTGGAAATTGGTACAGTCACTATATCAACGACGTAAGGAGTCGAACATGTCATTCAAAGCAGGCGCACAAGGCATTAACACCAAGGGCAAAACCGAGGGTAAAAACCTCGGTGACAGCGGCCCCACGGTAGCTGCGCAAAAAGGCAAAGGCCACAAAGGCGTCAAGGGCGGCAAAACCAACGCTGACATGAAGTCTATGGGTCGTGGTTTGGCTAAAGTTGCAGCACAGAAACGAGGCTAATCATGGCTAAATTCAGCAAGAAAATGATGGGTAAAGAAGTTGGTTCCGCCAGCGTCTATGCCAAGCCACACACTATGGACGGCAAAGCTGGTACTGGCGCTAAGAAAGCGCAAGACCCAAACAACATGTCCGCAGAACAAATGTCCCCACGTACCGTGGCTGCTCGCGTGAGCGCTGGCAACCCTGCTGCCGACGACGTCAAGACTACGGGCATTAAAATCCGTGGTACCGGCGCGGCCACAAAAGGCGTGATGGCTCGCGGCCCAATGGCCTGATACGAACATGAACTACACCCAGTTGACCGCTGCTATCTGCGATTACACGCAGAACTTCGACCAAGACTTCATTGACAACATCCCTGTGTTTGTCAAGCAGGCGGAGCAGCGCATCTATAACTCGGTGCAGTTCCCTTCGTTGCGCAAAAACGTCACGGGCGTTACCACGACGAACAACAAGTATCTGTCCGCCCCAAGCGATTTTTTGGCGGTATATTCTTTGGCCGTCATCGACGGCACAGGTGCATATGAATACCTCCTGAACAAGGACGTTAACTTCATTCGTCAGGCGTATCCAACGCCAACGAGCACTGCGATCCCCAAATACTACGCTCTGTTTGGCCCTTCTACGACCAACGACGCTTCTCCAATCATCACAAACGAGTTGTCGTTGATTCTTGGCCCAACACCGGATGCTGTGTATTCCGTGGAGCTGCATTATTACTACTACCCCGAGTCTATCGTCACTGCGGACGAGACGTGGCTGGGTGATAACTTTGATTCCGTGCTGTTGTATGGCGCACTGGTGGAAGCCATCACCTTTATGAAGGGTGAGGCCGATATGGTTCAGCTGTACAACGCTAAGTACACTGAGGCATTGGCTTTGGCAAAACGTCTGGGCGATGGCATGGAGCGTCAGGACGCTTATCGTTCTGGCCAATACCGACAGGCGGTGACTTGATATGGCGATCGCACAAGGCGCAACGAACACATTCAAAGTCGGACTGCTTGATGGTACATTCGACTTGGCCGCAGGCTCTTTCAAGATCGCGTTATTCACCGGCGCAGCTTCGATTGGCCCAGACACAACAGCTTACACCACCGGCATGACTGGTGAAGTGGTGGCTTCCGGCTACACCGCTGGCGGTGAGGCGTTGACCATCTCGCAAGTTCCGACTATTGGCAACCAAACGGGTAACGCTACGGCGTATTTGTCGTTCAGCAACGTGACTTGGACTTCAGCGCTTACCGCACGCGGTGCGTTGATTTACCAAGTAGGTAGCGGTAATCCATCTGTGTGCGTGTTAGATTTTGGGGCGGACAAGACCTCAACTGCCACGTTTACCGTCCAATTTCCTGCCGTGACAAATACATCGGCGATCATCCGTATTTCCTAAAGGGGTCTTTATGGCTATCGAAAAAGCAAAATCTGCAGACAGCGTGACTGCTGGCATGGTTGCTAAAACTGGGTTTGGTGAGTCCGCCAAGGGCGGCGGTGTGTATCACGTCGAGTGCCTTGATAAAGACGGTAACTTGAAGTGGTCCGGCAAGATGCACAACCTCGTTGTGAACACCGGCCTGCAGGACATGAACAACAAATATTTCAAGGGCTCCAGCTACACCGCTGCGTTCTACCTTGGTTTGGTGACTGGCCCCGCTTCCGCTACCGCATACGCTGCCGCCGACACTCTGGCTTCTCACGCTGGTTGGACCGAGTTTACAGACTACTCCGGCTCGCGTAAGGCTGTGACTTTTGGTACTCCTACCACTGCAGCGCCTTCGGTTATCGACAGCACCGGCGCTCCATCGTCTTTTGCCATTACTGGCTCTGCGACAGTCGCAGGCGCATTTATTTGCACTGTGGCTAGCGGCACTTCGGGTATCCTGTTTTCTGAAGCAGATTTTGACTCCCCCGGAGATCGTGTCGTGGTTAACGGTGACACACTGAACGTGTCGTACACCTTCAGCCTCGACGCAGCTTAAAGGAACACCCCAATGCTTGGGTTCGCGCCACTCGCTGCGGCCCCGTTGGGGGCGGTTGGCACCGAGGGCATCGCCTATGACGTCGAGTTTAGCGACTCTGCGGTAGTAGCCGATATTGCGCTCCAAGCATCGCCAATCTATTTAACTGCCGTTACAGAAGATGCTACTGGCTCGGATTTAACGCACGTCGAGGTTTCAACCTTTACCGCTAATATGTCTGGCGCCGCAGCTGGGGCAGACGCCGTGAGCGCGTTGACGGTTTTCGTGTCGAGTCTTTCAGACGCAGCTGTTGGCGCTGACTCTGCGGCGGCGCTTGCCGTTTTTTTGTCAGCCTTGTCTGATGCCGCAACTGGAGCCGACTCCGCATTGGTGGAGGCGTCCGAGTTCAATGCAACTGTTTCAGATGCCGCCGCAGGCGATGACGCGGTCAGTGCCTTGGCAATAATGTTTGCTTCGTTTGCGGGTTCCGCTACGATCACGGACTCAGATGTAGCAAATTATTTGTGGAACGTCATCAACGATTCTCAAACAAGTGCTTGGGGTTCCGTAAACGCTTACCAGTCTACAAGCTGGGGCACAATTGACAACAATCAGCCAGCCGTTTGGACGCCGGTGAAAACGCAAGCATAAGAGGTTTTATGGCCATTGTTCTAAAAGATCGAGTCAAAGTTGCATCAGGTGTTACTGGCACAGGCACAGCAACGCTGGGCTCCGCCGCAACAGGTTACCAGACATTTGCTGCAATCGGCAACGGCAACGAGACTTACTACACGATTGCCCTTCAATCTGGCAGCGAGTGGGAAGTAGGCAAGGGCACTGTTACTGATACCGCAGGCACGTTCACCCTGTCTCGTGATACTGTGTTTGAGTCCAGCAACGCGGGTAACTTGGTCAACTTCTCCGCAGGCACAAAAGATGTGTTTGTCACATACCCTGCCGAGCGAGCTATTTACGAAGAGCCCGATGGTCAGACGCTGATTGATGGCGGTCCAATCACCGTTTTGGGTTCTGGTGTGACGGTCAACCCATCTCTGGAAGCGGAGTTGGGTAAGTTTGTGGGCAACGTGGACTCTTTTGGTCAGGTGTATAACTTGAACCAGAGCGACGGCTCTTCGGCTTCTGCCGACTTCGTGGTGTACAACGACGCCACCACAGACGGGTACACGCACTTCACCGACATGGGCATCAACAGCTCAAACTACACGTCGGTGGATTACCCGCTGTTTACCCCCGGTTCGGGCTATCTGTTCCATGATGGTGATGATTTCTTCCTCGGCAACCAGACAGCCAACAAAGACGTGGTTCTGTTTGCTGGCGGCGTAGACGCTACCAATGAAGCCATCCGTATCAAAGGTACAGACCAAGACGTGGAATTGGCCAACGGCTTGTCCGTGGCAGGCGCAGCCGTCATCACCGGGGCGGCTGAATTCCAGTCTACCGTGCTGTTGGATGCCGACCCAACGCTGGCTCTTCAAGCTGCCACCAAGCAATATGTGGACAACGCCACATCAAACGGCTTCCACGTCCATGAGCCTGTGCTTGTTGCTACAACAGGGAACTTGACTGCCACCTATAGCAACGGCTCTTCTGGTGTTGGGGCGACGTTGACCAACTCGGGCGCTCAGGCAGCTCTGTCTGTTGACGGCGTGGCTTTGGCCACCAATGACCGCGTACTGGTTTGGCAGCAGACCACCGGGCTTCAAAACGGCGTTTATGTTGTTACCACCGTGGGCAGCGGCTCCACAAACTGGGTGCTGACTCGCTCTTCTGATGCCAACACTTCTTCCGAAGGCGACCCAAACAGCTTGGGTGGTGGTGATTATTTCTTCGTGACCAGCGGTACTACGCAAGGTTTCTTTGCGTTTATCTGTACAAACACCAGCGCCATCACTTTTGGCACTACTGACATTACGTTCAACGAGTTTAGCCAAGTGCCTGTTTACACGGGCACAGCGCCAGTTAACGTCTCGGGTAATGTCATCTCCTTGTCAGGCACAGTTGCAGCCACCAACGGCGGCACGGGCACGGCCACAGTTGCAACGGGCGATCTGTTGTACGGCTCGGGCACCAACACATGGGGCAAGCTGGCTGCGGGTGCGGGCTACAAATCGCTGGTTATGAACGCTGGCGGCACCAACGTCGAGTGGAACGCGGTTTCTTTGAACCAATCCGGCGCTGTGTCGGGCACATTGCCAACAGGCAACGGCGGTACAGGTTTGACTACCTACACGCTGGGCGACATCATCTACTCGTCAGCCACCAACACCTTGGCCAAGCTGGCGGGCAACACCACCACAACCAAGACATTCTTGGTCCAAACTGGCGCAGGCGGCGGGGTTTCTGCGGCTCCTTCATGGGGCACCATCGCAGCGGCAGATGTTTCTGGCTTGGCTCCTTCGGCAACAACGGACACCACCAATGCAGCAAACATCACATCAGGAACCCTCCCGTCTGCACGTCTTAACGGTTCGTACACTGGGATTACTGGAGTTGGCACTCTCGCTGCTGGTACTTGGAACGGCAGCGTTATTGCTGCTGCTTACGGTGGCACTGGGCAGTCTTCTTATGCTGTTGGGGACCTGCTGTATGCGAATACATCAACATCTCTGGCCAAGCTCGCGGATGTAGCCACTGGCAACGCACTGATTTCTGGCGGTGTTGGCACTGCCCCGGCGTGGGGCAAGATCGGTCTGACCACCCACATCAGCGGCACTTTGGCTGTGGCCAACGGGGGTACAGGCGCGACAGATGCGGCAACAGCTCGGGCAAACTTGGGCGCGGGTACAGGCAACGGCTCGGTCACATCGGTTGTTGCGGGCACGTACCTGACTGGCGGCACAATCACCACAACAGGCACACTGGCTGTTGATGCCACCACCACAAACACCGCCGGTAAAGTTGTGGCTCGTGATGGCTCGGGCAACTTTAGCGCAGGCACCATTACCGCCAACCTAACAGGAACCGCATCTACCGCTACAACTGCAAACGGGTTGAACTCCGCGAACAGTTACACAGCTGTGTCGTTTACCGCCTCTTCAGACGAAAGCCTGAAGACCAATTGGCGCGATCTCCCAACCGACTACGTTGAGCGTCTGGCGGTGGTGAAGCACGGCACATATGACCGCGTTGACCAAGAAATGACGCAGGATGGTGTTTCCGCTCAATCACTGCAACCCCTGTTGCCAAACTCTGTACCGGTTGGGTCGGACGGTAAGCTCTCAGTAAACTACGGAGCCGCAGCCCTCGTATCCGCAATTCAACTGGCCAAGCGCGTTGTTGAGCAAGAAGAACGGATTGCCAAACTGGAGGCCCTCGTGGCACAATTGACAAAAGGTAACGCACCATGAGCACATACTCCCCAGACCTTCGGATCGAACTCATCACAACCGGCGACCAAGCCGGTACGTGGGGAGCGACGACCAACACCAACTTGGCTTACGTCATTGAGCAGGCGATAGCGGGGTATATCTCTGTATCGGTTACTTCGGCAAACCAAGCGCTTACATATTTGAACGGCGGTTCTGCAACGGTATCAGCCAACCAAGCTGTTCACGCGGCAATTGCACTGACCACAACCACCACCGCAGCGTTTAGTGTGTACGCGCCGCCAGCGTCCAAGCAGTATGTAATCTACAACGCCAGCGCTTACTCGGCCACAATTTACAACTCGACGTCGATTGGTAACACCACAGCGGCTGGAACCGGGGTTGTTATTCCGGCAGGTAAGACCGTCGCAGTGTGGTCGGATGGAACCAACTTTGCGTCGGTTTTGAACTTTGCGCCAACTTTTGACGTCAGTGGCGCTCTGGCTGTAGGCGGCGCTCTGACTGTAGACGACGGAATTACCACCAATGCGTCAATTGCCACGTACGGTTCGCAATCGGTTCGCGGGAATGTCGCAGCGCTGGAGTATCTTTCCACAAACAGCACTGCGTATTTGAACGGCGCAACCGCTCAAACCGTTGACCAGACTTCAAAGATTGTCGTGGCCGCAGACACAATTGAGTTGCCGTCTGCCGTTTATTCCGATGGGCTGGCGGTTGTGCTGACATCATCTGGCACGATGCCTACGGGGTTGTCCACCAACACCAACTACTACGTTGTCAAAACAAGTGCGACACCGTATTTCTCGGGTCTGGGTTCAATTTCTGGTACCACTCTTACAATTTCTGCAGTGTATGCGGGCTCTATTGGCGTGGGTACAGCAATCTCCGGCACCGGCGTTAGCGCGACTACCGTCTCTTCTTTGGGCACCGGTACAGGCGGAACCGGCACTTACAACATTGCTCTTTCTCAGACTGCGGCCTCAACCGCCATCAGCGGAACTTACTCGGGAACCCAGACAATCAAGCTGTCAACCACGTTCGGTGGTTCGGCTGTAAACATTACCAACGTTGGTTCAGGTAACTTGACGTTGACCCCCGTGTCTTTGGGTGTCACTGCACCTGTGGCTACTTCAACAACGGCGCTTGCAACGTGCGGGTTTGTTACTAACGCCGTCCCCGGCATGGGGACAACGAACTGGGCATTTTCTGAGACTCTTGCCACACAGACAGCGACCATGACGATTGCAAGCCCCGCAGTTGTAACGGTCACTACTGCACCAGCTAACGGCACGGCTGTGTCTTTTTCCACTACCGGCGCTCTCCCGACCGGGATTACCGCTGACGCTGCGTACTACGTGTACGACAGGACATCGACAACGTACAAGCTGGCGACAGCTAAGGACATATCGCAGTCCGCAACCATTACGATCGCCACTCCAGCGGTGGTTACTGTAGCGTCTGCGCCATCCAATGGCGATGTGGTGACTTTCTCCACAACCGACACGTTACCAACTGGTTTGACAGCGGGCACGCAGTATTACGTCATCAACCGCACAAGCACAACTTTTGAGGTATCAGCCACATCGGGCGGTTCTGCAATTGACACCAGCGGGACGCAGGCTGGCAATCAGACAGCAACATGGCGAACGCTGGTCAATACATCGGGTTCTCAATCGGGTACGCAGACCGAAACTACTTCAGAACTTATTTTGAAGTACAAAACGCTTGAGCGGATGTCAATTGACTTGGCTGGCAATATGGTTGTTTCCGGCAGCGTAAGCGCGGGATGACCAAGGTTACAACGGATCAGATAACTGGCTTCAGTGCCGAATAAGGAGTAATTATGGCAATTACAGTTGGCGGAACAACCATCACTTTCAATGACGGAACGACTCAAACCACTGCTGCATCTGCAGTGACTTTGGTCGATACAACGCTTTTTACATCGTCGAGCACATGGACTTGCCCTGCTGGTGTAACAAAAATCCGTCTTTCTGTTGTTGGCGGGGGAGGCGGCGCGGGCCGTAACTATGGCAGAAGTGGCGGTTTTGGCGGTTATGCTGACGGTGTTATATCTGTCACTCCCGGAACAACCTACACAGTGACGGTTGGTGCTGGAGGTGCTGGTTCCACTGCTGGTGGTAGTGCTGGTGGTGAATCATGGTTTGGTGTAAATTCATCTTCCAAATTGATGTCTGCTACTGGGGGCGCGGGTGCGCCCAACAGTGCCGCTTACGCTACAAACGGCAACGGTACAGGCGGCACATTGAAAAATACATGTATTGGTGGTGCTTTCGGAGGGACAAGCATTGGAACAGCTAGCTGGGTTATTTTTAGTAATCGCGAGGCGAATATAGTCGGACTTTCAAAAAATTTAGGGGGTTTTGCAGAAGGCTCGATCATTACAAATTACGACACCGGAGCAACTGCAAAAACGTACTCTTTAACATCAAATTATCTACCCGGAGCGGCGGGTGGTTATGATGTTCTTAGTTGCTCTGGGTTCTACCCCGGCGGCTCTGCTGGCTGTGTTGTAATCCGTAATCAAGGGGCATAAAATGAATAGATATGTACTTATTGAAAATGGTGTTGTTGTAAACGCAGTTGTCATTGAAGACTTGCAGCAGTATCCTGTGGAGGCCGGTTTTACATTGTTGCAGCACGACACCGCAGGTATTGGTTGGCTTTATGTCGACAATAATTTGATTGATCCTACACCTGAACCTACTGATCCGCATCCTGTTGCAGAGGATCAGCCTTTGATTTCCGGCTTGGAAAATCTGTAATGAACCAAATACAACCAAAATTTGAGTTTTCGTACAACGGTGTACAAACACATATTTTTCATGCGGATAAAGCTGATGGCTTGATTAAACACACACATGTTTATTCGCATGCAACATACTGTTGTTCTGGCTCTATTGTCGTGCGGAAAGAAAATAAGGAAGTTGTTTTGAGTAAAAACAGTAAGCCAGTAAATCTTATTGCTGGGCAATGGCACGAAATCGAAGCGCTGGAAGATGGCACGGTGTTCGTCAACGTGTTCGCCGAAGGTAAATATTAGGGGGAGCTGACCCATGAAAGACTGGGCAATAGCGATCACTGCTGGAGTCCTTGTCTCATGCCTGTGCATGTGGGTGGCGTTCGATCTTGTAAACATATTGTGGTGGGTGCTTAGATGATCGGCCTTCTCCTTGATCCAGATGCCGCCCTTGACGCGGTAAATAACGCAGTACGTCTGGTCAAAAAGGCCAGTGCTACGGCGCAGAACATTGAGTCGCTGGCCCCCATGCTGGGGAAGTATTTCGATGCCAAGGCCAATGCCATTGCGTCTGCTGAAGCGGCCAAGGCTGGCTCGTTTGGTAACTCGTCAATGGGCAAAGCCTTTGAGATCGAGATGGCCATCGACGCCCAGAAGGAGTTTGAGGAAGACCTGAAACGCCTGTTCTGGAACGCCAACAAGATGGACGTGTGGCAGAAGATCAAGGCCCGTGCCACTGTGATGGAAGCCGAGGCTGCCAAGGCCGCAGGCAAAGCCAAAGAAGACGCCCGACGCAAAAAGCAGAAGGAGCAGGAAGAACTTGAGACGGCCATCGCGGTCATCATCTCGGTTGCCATCTTCTGTGGCCTGATGTGGGGTGGATGGGAGCTGTTCTCGTTCTGCCGCAAAAACGGGTGCTGACGATGTGTGGAAACTCCTCAAGTGGTTTGAAGTTGGCACAGACTGGAAGCTCGGCATCGACCGGTTCATCCGGGTCTGTTGCATGGCAATCGCCGCCAACTGGGTGCTTGACATGATGTACGTGCTGCCCGTGGACGACACCAAGTCCATTATCAATTTCGTGAAATCCAACTTAGAGGAATGACATGCTGTCTTTAATTTCTACACTCGGTGGCTTGCTGATTTCCGGCTTGCCCAAACTGCTGGACTATTTCCAGAGCAAAGCTGACCAAAAGCACGAGCTGGCCTTGGCTCAAGTCCAGACCGAGCGCGAGCTGGCGCTGGCTGCTGCTGGTTTTGCCGCCCAAGCCAAGATCGAAGAAATCCGCACCGAGCAGGTGGCGATGCAGACCAACGCACAGATGGCGCAGGCTGAAGCCGAGATGACCCAAGGCGCCCAAGAGCACGACAAGGCAGTCCTTGCCAAAGCCTCCACATGGGTTGCCAACTACATCGGCACCGTGCGCCCGACCATCACCTACATCTTTGTGCTGGAGTTGGTCCTGATTAACGGCTGGCTGGCTTGGTATGTCTGGTACAACGAGAAGCTGATTACAAACCTCGAAGACTTGGTGCGCTTCAGTGACATTATTTTCAGCACTGACGAGATGGCCATGCTGGGTGGCATCATCGGTTTCTGGTTCGGTTCGCGTGGCTGGAGCAAGAAGTGAAGCTCTCCAAAGCTGGCGCAGATTTGATGCACCGCTTTGAGGGGTGCAGGAACAAGCCGTACCTTTGCCCCGCCCACATCTGGACGATTGGGTACGGCCATGTGCTGTATCAGGAGCAGATCAAACTGCCGATGGCACGGGTCGAGGGTAAAGAAACCCCCATGATCCGCAAAGAGATGCCGCTTAAACCGGAGGACAACCGTGTCTGGAGCAAAGAAGAAATCGAGAAATTATTCGCTGATGACGTCGCGTCTTTTGAACGTGGTGTTCTACGACTTGTTCCCGGCGTTGTTGGCAGGCAAGGCGCTTTTGACGCTCTTGTCTCTATCTCCTTTAACTTTGGACTAGGCAACCTGCAACGCTCGACCATCCGCATGAAAGCCAACCGGGGTGACTGGGAAGGTGCGGCGCAGGCGTTCATGGCTTGGACTAAGGGCGGCGGCAAAGTTTTACCCGGACTGGTGAAGCGCCGGGAAGCAGAGATTGCGCTGTTCCTGAGTTAAGTGCGAAAATGCCATAAAACTGAGGTAAACGATGCCCTTACAGAAACTCCAACTGCGCCCCGGCGTAAACCGTGAATCGACGAGCTTATCCAATGAAGGCACTTGGTTCGAGATGGACAAAGTGCGCTTTCGCTCGGGCTACCCTGAAAAGATTGGCGGCTGGACTCTGGACACAGGCTCTGCTGAACCCACCTTGCAACCACCCGCAGGTTCGTTTTGGGGCGTGTGCCGCTCTTTGTGGAACTGGGTCACACTGTCAGAATTCAACTTGTTGGGTGTCGGCACCAACTTAAAGTACTACATCCAGCAAACCGCAGGCGGTGATTTTTACGACGTGACGCCGCTGCGCGACACCAACACTGTGGCTTCTAATGCGTTTACCACGGTCAACGGTTCTGCCACGGTAATCGTCAACGACCCCGGCTACAACGGGCAGACTGGTGATTTTGTAACTATTTCTGGTGTTGGCGGTGCGATTAACGGCATCCCAGCCGCTGCGCTGAACCTTGAGTTCCGCATCACGTACATCGACTCTTCCACCTACAGCATCACTGTCGCGTCCCCCGCTACATCTTCCGGGACAACTGGCTCCGCCACTTTTGCTTACCAAATTTCAACCGGCTCGGAGATTTATACGGTTGGCGTGGGTTGGGGCGCTGGCGGTTGGGGTGGCACTACAACAATTGCTGCGTCTACTACGTTAGATGGGGCGCTGAGCGATAGTGATACCACAATCACCGTTGTCTCCACAACTGGGTTTGCCGCGTCCGGTGCGATTGGTATTGACGGTGAATACATCACTTACGCAGGCAAAACCAGCACAACTTTTACTGGGTGTGTTCGCGGTGTGGGCAGTACAGCTAGGGCTTACACAACCGGCACTACTGTCAACCAGTACAGCAATGCTTCAGGGTGGGGCTCGGCAACCACTTCAGGGTTGGGAGTTGGTCTGCAGTTGCGGTTGTGGAGTCAGTCAAATTATGGCCAAGACCTCATCATTAACCCTCGTGGTGGTGGGCTGTATCTCTGGAAAGTGAACGCTGTACCGACCGTCTACGACCGCGCAGTCTTGCTCAACTCGGCAAGTCCCTCTCCATATGACGCGGACACAGACTGCCCATCCGTGTGTAACGCAGTGGCAGTGTCAGATGCTTCCCGGTTTGTGCTTGCGTTTGGTTGCAACGACTACGGCGAGACAGACCTCGACCCCATGTTGGTTCGTTGGTCCGACCAAGAAGACTACTTGACTTGGACCCCTGCTGCGACCAACCAAGCAGGTAGCTACCGCCTGAGTACAGGCTCCTCCATTGTCGCCAACTTGCAGACTCGTCAGGAAATCTTGGTGTGGACGGATGCAGCTATCTACTCCATGCAGTACCTTGGACCACCTTATGTCTGGGGTTTCCAGATTCTGGGCTCAAACACCTCGATTGCTGGCCCCAACGCTGTTGCCACAGCCGCCAACATTACCTACTGGATGGGGCTCGACAAGTTCTACATGTACTCCGGTCGTGTGGAGACGCTTTACTGCCCCCTGCGTCAGTACATCTTTGGTGACATCAACCTGCAGCAGCAGTATCAGTTCTTTGCCAGCACCAACGAAGGCTTCAACGAAATCTGGTGGTTCTATTGCTCGGCCAACTCCACCGTGGTAGATCGTTACGTCATTTACAACCACTTGGAAAAAATCTGGAGCTACGGCAACCTGTCCCGTACAGCTTGGGTTGATTCGCCTCTGCGGGACTACCCCACAACTGCGGGATACAACGGCCAGATCATTTACCATGAAGACGGCGTGGACGACGGTACGACCAACCCACCAAGCCCAATTACGGCTTACATCCAGTCTGCCGACTTCAACATCGGTGACGGCCATAACTACGGCTTTGTCTGGCGCATGATCCCGGACATTACGTTTGATGGCTCCACGGTAAACACCCCGGCAGTGACCATCACGATGCGCCCACGTCAGAACCCCGGCTCGAACTACGGCGCAGCCCCAAGTCCAGAAGTCGCCAGCACCCAGAATTATTCTGGTCAGCGCAACTACGCCGTGCAGCAGTTCACCGAGATTGTCTACACGCGGGTGCGCGGGCGCCAGATGGCGTTTAAGATTTCTTCTGACGCTCTTGGTGTGCAGTGGCAGTTGGGTGTGCCCTCGATTGATGTTCGCCCGGATGGTCGTCGATGACAGCTCTTACCATATCCAAACCGCCGTTCCTTCCTGTTGCACCGAAGGAGTACGAGACTCGGTTCCACGACCAGTACAACGATGTGCTGCGTTTGTATTTCAACCAGCTTGATAACGCGCTCGCGTCCGTCATTGGAAGCAACGGCGGTCAGTATGTTGGTTGCCCAAACGGACTGTTTTTCAATACTGTCGATCAGACTATTGCAGCAGCCAACACGGCCTACCCCGTGGTGTACGACCAGACCTACCTGAGCAACGCGGTGTCTTTGAGCACCACCAGCCGGATTCTGATTGGGATTGGCGGCATCTACAACTTTCAGTACAGCGGGCAGATTCTGAGCACCAACAGCAGCTCCAAAGACCTGTTTCTGTGGATTCGACGTAATGGCACAGACATTGGGTATTCTGCCCGTGCGTACAGCATTTCGGGCTCCAACGCTTATGCGCCGATCGCCTATTCGTTCAACATCGACATGCAGAAAGACGAATATCTGGAGCTGATTGTTTCTGCTTCCGATACCACTGTAAAGCTGGATGCAGGTCCTTCGGCCAGTCCTCACCCCGGAATCCCCTCGTCTGTCATGTCGGTTAACTTTATCGCTCCCCTGCCGGAGCCTAGACCAACGCCGCCTTAAATGATAGACTCAACCAACCCCCTTTCTGAGAGGCCCCAATGAGCCTGCAAATTGCCGCACAACACATGGCGTCCCGTGGTCGGGGCCCAGATACAACTCTCGTCCACATGGCCCCACAGGAAGTGGCCAGTCTGCAAGCGCTTGCTAAGGCGCACGGTGGCTCGTTGACTGTCAACCCTGATACTGGTCTACCAGAGGCTGGCTTCTTGTCCAGCATTTTGCCTATGGTGGCAGGCGCTTTTCTCGGCCCCGCAGGTTTTGGTTTGACAGCTGCGCAAGCTGGTTTGGCCGCTGGCGCTTTGGGTACTGTGGCAACAGGTAGCCTGAAAAAAGGCATTATGGCTGGCTTGGGCGCATACGGTGGCGCAGGTTTGGCTGGCGGATTGATGAGCGCGGGTGCTGCTGAAGCAGGTGCTGCTGGAGCAGCCGGTGCCGGTGCTTCCGAGATGGCTGCAACAAAAGCTGCTCTCCAGCAAAACGCTTTGACAAATCTGGGCGTTAACTCGTCAGCCGCCGCAGGTACGGGCGCAATGAGCTTTGCCCCCGGTATGAGCACCAACGTGCTCGGTACAGCTCCGATTGCTGGCCCAATGTCAGTCCCAGTTCCAGTCACGGCTAGCCAACTCAGCGCCGGAATCCCCCAAGTGGCAACGGCAACACCTATCCCCACTACGTCAACCTTCATGGGTAACGTCTCTCAGATGGGTCGTGGCGTAGAAAACTTGTTTACCCCAGAAGGCCGAACTGCATTCATGGGTAACGCCGCATCCAAGGGTGTTGCAGCTACCGGTGTCGGTGGAGCAAAAGGATTGATGCAGTATGGCCTAGCCGCTGCATCTCCGTTCATGACAAGTAGTGGGCAAGGTGGTCAAGCTCCAGCGAGCGACAGCAGAATGCCTCAGCGTTTGCAATACGATGCGGGCATGGCTCCTGTTACGCCAGCACCAGATGTGCCCGGTTATGGTGAGCTTGGTCGGGACTTTGGTCGGCAGCAGAGCTATTTTCCGAACGCCGGGTATCGGAACATTTCTGATGCTGAAGCCAAAGCGCTGCGTGGTTATGCTGATGGTGGCCCAGTTCAAGAGATGTCAGATAAAGCGCAAGCCCAAACACTGATGGCCAACAACGGGTTGATGTTTGCTGCTGGTGGCGTGGCTACGGCAACTGAAATGCCAGCCGACGAGTACGAGTTTGACCCAGAAACTCGCACATACAGGAAAGTTGTACGCGAGGGCAAACGCACTACTACAAGCAGTGGTTCAGGTGGTTCAGCTCCACAAGGGCCAAGCGATTGGAGCCAGAGGAGCCCCGCTGAGCGGGCCGCTTACTATGCCGACAGACCAATGGAGGCTGCGCTTGCTCGTGGGGCGCAGACGCTTTTTGGGTACACAACCCCCGGAGCTCTTTCTCAGTTTCTTGCCCCTGATGCTTGGCATTCATCTATGGCTGAAAAACAAGGCTTTGACCCGTCCCAGACATCTTTTGGGCGCGGTGCTGGAAGTCTGTTTGGGTTATTTGGAGCGCCACAAGAAGCTGTGCCAAAGGCGGGCGCTGATGTTTATGGTTACGGTGATTACACCATGAACACAAACTACAACGGCTCTTTGGATCGTGACACCCTGAGTGGTTATCAAACAGGTCAGAACGGTCTCCCCAGCGAACTCGGAGGCAGTGCTTTTCCCGGTTCAGGCGGGTTTAACTACGGTGTTGGTCCGAGCGGTTTTGGTTCAAACTATGGCGATACTTCAATGGGTGGTTCCAGCTCGTTTGAAAGCGCGTACGGAGGCGCCCAAGGCGGCGGTTACGGCACCCAAGGCGGCGTTTCTGGTGTAGGCGTGGGTAGCTCCGAAGGAGTCAACAGCATGGACTCTCAGAGTGACTCGTACTCTGGCGGGGCTGATTCTAATCCCGGCAACTCTGGCTCAAGCGATAGCAATAGTGGTGGCGGTGGCAGCGAAGGCGGCGGTGGTGGCGACAACGGTGAAGCCAACGGCGGTTTGCTGTCTCTGGCCCGTGGCGGTAGTATGAGTCACCTTGGTGATTACTCCGACGGTGGTCGTTTGTTGCGTGGCCCCGGTGATGGCGTGTCTGACAGCATCCCTGCGACTATTGGCAACAAGCGTCCAGCTCGTTTGGCTGACGGCGAATTTGTGGTTCCAGCCCGTATCGTCTCTGAGTTGGGAAATGGCTCGACTGAAGCAGGTGCCCGCAAGCTGTACGCCATGATGGACCGAATCCAGAAGGGTCGTAAGAAATCTATTGGCAAAGGTCGTGTTGCAGTCAACAGCCGCGCCGATAAACTGCTGCCCGCGTAATCATGGCGCTTCATCACGTTACGCCAAACGTTATGCCGGTGGTATGGCCGATAGCCGCACCACTGCTGCAAAAAGCCATTGATCTTGATCCCGGGTCGATCACGATCGAGCAGGTAGAGTATGGCGTGCGTACTGGCGCTTACAAACTGCTGGTGTGGGAAGAGCCGGGCGAAGGTATAACCGGCGCTGTGACAATCAGTTTTCAGGACTTGCCCATGCACCGTGTGGCACATGCACACTTGATGGGTGGTAAAGGTATTGTCCGCAAGCATGTGTTTGAAGAAGCCATGCAGTGGATGCGATTGAACGGCGCAACGAAAGCGCAATGCTGGTGCCAAGACGACTTGGTGCCCATGTACGAGAAAATGGGACTTGCTAAGACCCACAATGTGATGAGGATTGAGCTATGAGAATGAACTCCGCCAAACTGCTTCTGGATATTCCAGACTTGCCAGAGCACGCCTTTAAGCATTACGGCGACCGCAAGATCAAACCTCAAGGTGATGACGGCGGTGGTAGTTCGTCGTCGAGTTCACAGACTCAGATTACTGAACTGCCAGAGTGGGCCCGTGGGTACGCCAAAAGCGCTTTAGAGAAGGGTGCGGCACTTGCTGATAAACCGTATCAGACCTACGGTGGTGATCGCATCGCCGGGTTTAGCCCCATGCAGCTGGGGGCGCAGCAGGCGGCGGAGAACATGCAGACTTCCGCTGCGACAGGACAAGGTATTAACATTGCTGGTCAGGTAGCTGGTCAGGCGATGGGTACAGCGTACAACCCCTACCAAACGGGTCAGTTCGGTGCACAGGCGGGTAAGTACATGGACCCCTACATGCAAAATGTGGTGGACATCCAGCAGCGCGAAGCTCAACGTCAGGCCGATATTGCCCGCACTCAGAGCAACGCTACCGCAGTTAAGTCCGGTGCGTTTGGTGGTGGCCGTCACGCAATCGTAGACGCCGAAGCCGCACGTAACCTCGCACTGCAAAAAGGCGACATCCAAGCCCGTGGTTTGCAAGATGCTTACTCACGCGGTCAAAATCAATTCAACGTCGAGCAGCAGCTTGGTGAACAGTCGCGTCAATACGGCGCGGGCCTCGGTATGCAGGGGCTGCAGACCGCGCTGGCTGGCGCTGGTCAGCTCGGCGCTTTGGGTAGCCAACAGTTTGGTCAAGGTTTGGACATCAACAAGTTGCAGAACGCTTACGGCGGGCAGCAACAAGCGATGCGTCAGCAGGGTCTTACACAGGCGTATCAAGACTTCCAGAATGAACAGAACTACCCATACAAGCAGTTGGGTTTCTTCAGCGACATGATTCGTGGTTTGCCACTTGGGCAGTCCGCCACTAGAACTATCTACGAACCCAACCCAAGTGCGGCGCAGCAAGTTGGCGCTTTGGGTATGGGTGCGTACGGCCTCAGCAAGTTTATGGCCGAGGGTGGCATGGCCTACGCCGACGGCGGCTCTGTGGACAGCCCAGACAACATTCAGCGTATTGTCAGCAAACTGTCGGATCAACAACTGCAGCAAGCAGCCCAAGCTGCTCAAGCTCGTGGTGACATGGACCAGCTCGAAGCCATCCAAAGCGAGATGGCTATGCGGGCTTCGGAGCGTAGCGGCATCGCCAGTGGCGTGACCGATGAGATGGCCGACCGTATGGCGGGCGGGGGTGTCGTGGCGTTCGCAGGCGGTGGTCTGAACGACTACATGAAGAACATCATTGATGCCTCCAGCGAGAACATTGCGGAGACCCCAGAGCAGCGTCTGTCGGGTATCAGCGCCGCATTGCCCGGTATTAAGAACCTTTACGGCGAGAGTGCCCTGAAGCCGTTTATTGAAGACTTGAAAAAAGATCGTGAGGCTCTGAGCGCCCAGAAGAACCAAGGCGAAGGTCTTGCGTGGTTGATGGGCGCACAGGCGTTGTTGCAGCCCGGCAGTAAGTCTCGTGCTGCTGCGGGTGCTGCTGCCGCTGTCGGTACTAATCTGGCCAAGGCAAACAAAGACTTCTTCGATGCAAACAGCAAGCTGCGTCAGGCCGAGATGACTCTTGCCGCGTCTGAACAGGCACGTGCCGACGGTCAGATTGGCAAAGCCGAATCCTTGTACGACAAGGGCCGTGAAGACAAGAAGGAAGCTCTCACACGTAGGATGAACGCCAACAAAGACTTGGCTACTATCCAAGCCAGCGTGGACAACAACATCCGCAGCGTCGATGCCCAGCGGGAAGCCACAGCAGCCAGCGCTGCGGCCAGCAAGCGCTCGCACGAGGCTCAGATGGCGCAGCTCAACAAGCCCGGCGAGAACGAGCGTATGTTGGCAGAGCTCGATGCCATCTACTCAGGTCAGAAGTCTTACCGAGGACTTACAGGCGAGAAGGGCGCTGAGGCATACCAGAACGCTCTGGGTTCGTTGGGCGCTTCTCGCTATGGTGTCAAGTACACCGGTCCGAACAAAGACTTTGAGCACAAGAAGGCTGTGCTCGACGTCTTGCAAAAGGACGAGGGTGTCAAGATTGCGCAGATGAAGGTTGCGCAGTACGAGGCAAAACCAGAACTTACTCCCAAAGAGAAAGCCGTTCTGGACGCAAACAAGGCGTTCTTGCAAAAGCGTTACAACGAAGTATCTTCGGAGATGCAGAAGTCTGGTGGGTCAACCGGCGGCGCTGCGGCGCAATCTACTGGGCCAACCTTACAACAATTTTTGGCTGCGGCACGTGCCGCTCCAGAAAATAAAAATTTCAGTGATGAGCAATTGACGGCATACTATCAGCGTACCTACGGAGATAAGTAATGCCAGTATTCGATCCGTTTGCTCAACCCAAGGGTGGTCCGAGCGTATTCGATCCGTTCGCTCAAAAAGAAGCTGCGCCCGAAGTAAAGCCGGAAGAACCAAAGGCCAAGATCAAAACCTCGGAAGAGGATTATGGCGCTGGTGCGTTCTCGCTTGATGCGCTTAAAAAATTAACCGGTAGCCTTGTCGGGGGCACCGGCTCGGCCCCAGAAGGTATTGAGCAAGGTGTTCGCGGTGGCGTACGAAGTGCTCTGACTGGCGAAAACCCACTGCCCGGGGCAAAGCTCATGGGTCTAGCGGGCACTGTGCTGGCCGACAAGTTGGGTTTTAGCAGCATCGAGAACACACTGGAAAGCAAAGACAAGGCTGGCGTTATCGCAGACCGCGCCCTGAACGCGGTTCCCAAAATCCCCGGGCTCCGTGGTCTGTCGGATTACGCTTACGGCGTACAGCAGGATATTGAAAACAGCATCTCCGAGGTTGGTAAGAGACGCATCAAGGGCTCTACCCCCGAAGGCAACATCTTCAAAGGTGAATTGAGCTTCGGCGATGACCCAACAGTCAGCGGCTACGCACTGCAGGCTGCGGGCGTGTTTGGCTCGATGGCTCCTATTATTGCTACGTCTCTCTTAACCAAAGACCCCGCGAAGGCGGTTAGCCGTAGCACGGTGCTCGGTGGTGGTATGGCCGCAGGTGAAGGCGCGAAGAACGCCCGCGACAAGCTGGGCGAACTGAGCACTGACGAGCTGTACGAAGTCAGCCCGTACTTCAAGAACTTGGTGGACGGCGGCATTAAGCCAGAGCAAGCCAAAGAAATGACCTTGAGCAAAGCATCTGAAACTGGTGCGATGCTGCAGGGTATGGTCGGTGCGCTTGGCTCCAACATAACGAGTAAGGTTCTTACTGGCGCGTTCGACAAAGTTATTGCAAAAGCTGGAGCAAGCAGGCTTGGTCGAGGTGTAGCCACAGGCACCGCTACTGGTTTAGAAGAAGGTTTGGGTGAGGTGGGCGAAGGCGTTGCTGCCAATATCGGCGTTAAGCAAGTGCTGCCTAGCCAAGAGCTCGGCGAAGACTCAGCGGCTAACCTCGTGCTCGGCGCGTTGGGCGGTGCAGGGCCCGGCAGCGTTAAGGGCGCACTGACTAAACCGGAAGAAGCGTTTAAGTTGCAGACAGGCTCAGTGCTTGACACCCTTGGTCAGGAGGAAACAGATGTTACAAGACCTATCGGTCCAGCAGCTGGAGAGGGCGCTGGAGTGGCTGGACAGCCCGCTGGTGGAGTCCCCACCGGAAGAGTTGCTGGACTTGACGCAGATGGAATGGTTCCTGCTGGACCGGCTGCTGGAGCAGCTGATGAGCGAGAAGGATCACTCCCCGGTGCACTGAATATCGACGATCTTCGCCGTAGCTACTCTGATCTCCGGCAAGAACTGCTGGGGTTGATGAGTAATCAGCGCCCGACAGAAGCTGATATGCGCACCATGAAGTTGGTGTCGCGGGATTTGGATGAGGTGGTAAACGGCCTCGCGGGCGCGATTAAAGACCCGGAACTTATCCAGCAGCTTAAGAACCCAATGTTTGATGGCATGCCCATCATCAACGCGATTGCCGATCAGCAAGGTGGTGAAGCTCGCGCCATGCAAGGCAACTTGTTTGGCACACTCCGAGGCGCTAGCCGCGAGACTCAAGCTGCGCTTGCCTTGGCCCAACAGGACCCACAAGCCGCGCTGGTTGAGTTGGAAGAGCGCCGCAAGCGTATCGCTGCGCAGCAAGCGTCTGGACAACACAACGCCAACTGGGCCATGACTATGGCTCCCCGGTTCGGTATGACTCGGGCCGAAGGTTTCAAGAACCCAGAGAAAGTCTCTGAGCTTTTTGTAAACGAGAGTAACGCTGACATCGACCAAGCGGTCGAGGCCATCAATCGTAGACTCACACCCCGCGCTATGCAGGGTGATCTGTTTAGCGAAGAGGCGGACGTTGATCGCCTCGAGGCCGCGCTGTCCAAAGTTTATGCCCCACAGGGTAAGCCCACACCGAGAGAAGAGTTCGGTGCTGAGGACGCTTCGTTGGCGGAAGAAACCGCGCCCGCCGTGCAAGAAGAAGCACCTGCTGAAGCTGAGCCCGCTGCCAAAAAAGCGCCGCCAGTGGAGGCTCCCGCTGTATCTACAGAACACGTGCCAAAGACCGCAGAAGGTGCGGAGATTGTTGGCTTCTTCGACGCAATCAAGCCCGCTGCAGACAACCCCGCAGAACAAGAGCGCCACGGCAACTCGAAGAATACTGCCGCAGGCACACTGTTGGAATACGACATTGCTGAGCCCGGGCAAGAGTCGAGCGAAGGCGCTCGCAAGATGCTCACATATCTGGCCAACCGCGTTGGCGGTATGGACAAACTCCGTGATCTGGTCGCAGCTCTGCGTAACGCAGACGCCGGGCAGCAGTCTCGATTGTTTGAGCGTGCAGGTCTACCTGACCTGACTTCACGCCGTGGCATGGACGCGTTCAGCTCAGAGGTGCAGGGGTACGTTGAGCAAGTTGGTGGTACAGAAGGCGGCGTTCGTCTTGGTTCGTCCGCACTGTACTCGGGTCGTCCGTACACTGAGAACGTGCAGTCTACTCGCACCGTAACTCAAGAGTTCGGGCCAACGCCAGAAGGCAAGCCCCGTCGTCCATCACAAGGACAAGCGGATACATCGCATGTGATCTTTGATCGCTCGCTCCGCTCAGCGGTGCTGGCGCTCAAACAAGTGGTTGCGTTAGGCAAGAAGCTCAGCGCCCCGCAGCAAGCAGCTGCCAACTACCTGAATAACACCAACCGCAAAACGTTTGGTGAGGCGCTGTACGATCTGGCGTACGACTTAGCCTACTACGAGATTGACCCAAAGAACAACGGTACCGGCTCTACATTTGCTGGTGAAGGTGGCCGTCAGGCTTTGGCGTTCCAACAGTGGATTAAAGACAACCTCGACAAATCCACCTCGCAAGTGCTCGACGAGATGATCGCTGAGCATAAGAAGAACGCCGCAGAGAACGAGCGGTTCGCCAAGGCCGTTACTCGGTATCACGAGCAGCTGGATGCTTATGCTGAAAAGCAGAACAAAGAAGTTGAGACTCGCACCAAAAGAAAAGCGAATCGTGCGCCACGCAAGAAGGTCGTGCGTATCGGTGACATTGAAGAGGTCGCACCAGAAGATGTGGTGTCGGTGAAGAATCTGCCAACCGTGCAGATGGTTACAGAGATTCACCCAGCCCTGCGTCGCTTGCTGGAGCAAGGTAAGACCGCTGAAGCCTTGCAGATTCTGGCCGATGCGAAAGGCAACCCTTACTACGCAGCGCTGGCTCAGCGCCTGCTTGATGCCGGTATCACTGCCAAGACTCGTTTGGTAGACGTCAACACGATGGAGACGTTGTCCAACGATCCCGCCGTCAAAGAGTCTATCAACGAGCAGCTGAACACGTTGAGCCAGATCGTCACTGAGCTGTATCCCGTGGAAGAGCAAGCAACGATCATTGCTGGCCTGCGTTCGACCAACCTGCGGGAAGTTGTGACCGCACTGGGCCGCATGCAGTCCACGCTTAAACAGAACAACGCACTGCCCGGGCAGATCGAAGCGTTCGAGAATACGCTCGACCTGTTCAACCGCCAGTACGCATGGGATGGCAAGTACGACCCCGTTTCTGACAGCATCGTATTGCGCTCCGGTGCTGGTCGTCTGACCAACCATCTGTTCCTCCACGAGGCACTGCACGCTGCGTCTTCGCAACTGCTGGACAACGCAGACAAGCTGACAGGTATTCAGCGTCAAGGCTACGATCGTCTGGTCGAGCTGTACACGCACGCCAAACAAGTTCTGTCACAGGACGAGTACACAAACGAACGCATCTACGGCCTGCAGGACTTGCACGAGTTTGTGTCTGAAGCACTGACTAACCCAGTGTTCCAAGCACAGCTGCGCAGCCTGCGCTACAAAGCCGCTCCGTTCTCGCTGTGGAATACCTTCACTGAAGCTGTTCGTAAGCTGTTCAACGTGAAGAAGGGTTACGAGAGCAACGTCATGGTTGAGACCATGTTCGCTACCGACGCCATGATCGCTGGCCCAATGTCCCTCGAAGGCTTGGTTGGCAGCAGTGGACCCAAGGCTATGGCCGGTAAGGTCACCCGCATCAAGCCTATGCGCCCCGGCATGCCCAACCAACCTAGCGCCATCAAGCGCTTGATGACCAGCCGGAAGTGGGACAGCGCACTCATGCGCGAGTTCAGAAGCCTCGAGTCAAGCGCACGTCCGTACGCACTGGGCGTGCTCACCTTGCGTCAGCTCGACGACTTGATTGCTGGCCGTTTGCCGCAGATCACCAACTTCATTCGCGTGACGGAAGAGTTCCTGTCGAGAAAGAACAGCATCTTGCAAGAAGCTGGCGACATCTCCAAGTCGTGGGAAGCACTGCAGTCTGCTGACCCTGAAATGTCTCGGCAGATTGGCCGCGTCATGCACATGGCCACGATCAAGGAAGTTGACCCAGATAAGGCAACGACCAAGCAGCGCAACGCCAACCAAGAACTGATGGTTGAGTGGGGCAAATTGGACCCCCGCGCCAAACAGGTCTACCGCGATGTGCGTGACTTCTACGAGCGCCGGTACTCTAACTACAAGCGCTTGATGAACCGCCGTATCATTCAGATGCGCCAGTTGGGTGTGTCTGAAGCTACGATTACCGAGATTCGCAACGAGTTCGAGAAGGGCAAGCTCAGCGGGCCATACTTCCCATTGATGCGTTTCGGTCGCTTCTGGTACCAGATCGGTAAGGGCGCAGGCCGCGAATACTACATGTTTGAGTCTGAGGCTGCACGTGATCGACACATCGAAGAGCGGCTGCAGAAAGACCCACACTTGGCTGACACCATCGGTACTAATATTGGTAACGATTACACCAAGCAGATGGACTACCATGCCCGCGAGTCTGCCTTTCTCAAGGCAGTGTTCGAGGCAGTTGACAAGATCGACGTCACAGGCTTGAGCCCTGCAGATGCCGATGCGAAGAAGCAGGAACTCAAGGATAGCTACTACCAGACCTATCTGAGCAACCAGCCTGACCGCAGCATGCGCAATCAGTTTATCCACCGTAACAACGTGGCAGGCTACTCTGAAGATGCGTTGCGCAGTTTCGCTACGTCTTCCTTCAACATGGCGTACCAGATGGCTCGCTTTGAGTATTCACCTGAGATGTTCTCTCAGTTGGATGCTGCGCGTATGCAGTTGAAAGACCGCTACGACCCCAACGTGGGTTACGACCCAACCGTTGTGCGCGAGACCGACGAACTGCGCGACTACGTGAATGAGGTCAGCAAGCGTCTGGACAACATGCTGAACCCAACGGACATCGGGACTATCCCCTCCATGCTGTCCAACGTCGGGTTTATCTTCTACCTGAGCTCAATCGCATCTGCCATCACCAACGTATTGGGTGGTGTGGTCATCGGGTTCCCAACATTGGTCAGCCAGCAGGTGAAGGCAAACCCAAAGATGGGTTACACCGCCGCAACTGGTAAGGTGCTGTACGAGACAAGCAGAGCTGCTGCACAGATCATGATGACCGGCTTTAACGTAGAAGTGGGCGAGCGGAAGATTGATAGCCGCCTGCTGTCTCCGTCGTTTGACCGCTCCGATAGACTCAGTTCAGTCGAGCGGGCAGCATACGACCGGTTCGTTGCTGACGGTCTGATCGACATCACTGCGACGTACGACCAGTCTGGTCTGGCCTCGACACCAACAGAGAACTATTCTGGCCTGCGCAACAAGAGCATGCAGGTGCTGTCGTATGCGTTCCACCACGCTGAACGCTTCAACCGTGAAGTTATGGCTATGTCTGCGTTCCGCGCAGCTATGGACAAACGCGCCAGCATGCCCAACCGGCAGCAGGCATTTGCAGAATCTATTGCAGAAGCGAAGAACCTTACGAACACGGCTATGTTTGACTACTCGTCAGCCAACAAGCCGCGCTACTTCCAGAGCCCAATTGCTCGCATCGTGTGGCAGTTCAAGCAGTTCCCGCAGCAGATGACCTTCTTCCTGACACGCAACCTGCTGAACTCGATCAAAGATTTGCCGCCTGAGCAAAGACGCGAAGCACGTGCGCGTTTTGTTGGAACGATGGGCATGTCAGCCATCTTCTCTGGGGTCACTGGTCTCTGGGGCTTCTCGACTGTCGCGTCGATCATCAACGCTGTGTTCAACGTAGCGGGCGGGGATGACGATGAAGAGCCGTTCGACTTCGAGCTGGCCTTCGTGAACTGGGCCAACGAGACGTTTGGCGCAAACATGGGCACTGCCCTGACACGCGGTTCGCTCAACGCCTTGACTGGTCTGGACATCGGTAGCCGTGTGAAGCTCGATGAGATGTGGTTCCGTGATGGTCGTAAGAATCAAGACGAAGCAGAGGCACTGCAGACGTTCCTCGTGGACCTGCTTGGCCCAACCATCGGTATTGGTGTTAACGCTGCCCGCGCAGTTGACTTGTGGAACCAAGGTCATGGAGACCGTGCTGTCGAGGCGATCTCGCCCGCCTTCATCAAGAACGCCATGATTGCTCAGCGTATGTCACGTGAAGGTGGTGCAACTACTTTGCGCGGCGACATGCTCACTGAGAACCCCAGCCCGTTCATCTTGATGATGCAGGGTCTGGGTCTGCGCTCGCAAGAGTTGGCCGAACGTCAGTACTACAACATCACGGTCAAAGGCCAAGAGCAGGAAATCTTGAAGCAGCGCCAGAACCTGTTGAACTACTACGGGTTGACCTTCATGTCCAACGACGTTGAGGCCAACGAGGAAGCGTTCGATAAGATCATGGAGTTCAACGACAAGCATCCGTCGGTGCGCATCCCTGCGGATTCCATCACCGGTTCTATCATTGAGCGTATGAAGAAGTCGGCACAGACTGAGAACGGTCTGTACATCGACAAGCGTCTGCGCGAATCGCTGTCACGGCAGAACTATCTGGCGAACCAGTAAAAAAAGCCCCGCTTGTTACGGCGGGGCTTAACCCTATCAGAGGAGAGAAGCAACTGCGAGTTGCAGCCGGATTCTAACGCTTAATTCTCCAGACCCGCAATCCGCGTATGCCATCTTCTATTACTAGCTTAACGATCACGGCGTAACCCAGCCGTGACATCTTGAACTCAATGAGCTTCCGTGCCGCTGTGTCGTTCAGGCACGGTACGAAGAATGAGCTGCCAACAGTGAAGTCCTGCCAGCACAGCTGGTACGTGATGCCCTCAATTCTCATCACCCAGACCCGGTGCTACACCCAGCAGGTCAGCATCGAACTCAAGGGCCACAACCGGGGGAGCTTGCATGTCCATGCCAACGTCCAGACGAGTGCGTACCTCGGCAATGAAGGCTCCGTTCTTGTTCAGCCCTGCCAGCATGTCGTTGAACGTAATCTGACGGCTCACGCAGAAGTCCTTCAGCGCTTGGCGTACGATGAACATCCGCTTGGTGTCAGGCTCGTAGCGAATCATCAGGGGGCCACGGGGGTTCACCAAAGGCGCGGCGGCTATGCCCGCCTTGGACGTGCTGTGCCGGTTGCACACGAGAATGTTCAGGTTGTGCTTGAGCAAGAACTCGCCCACCACGGTAGCGTAGTCGTCGAATGACACACGCACCTCGCCCTGCATGCTCTGGACTTCGTTCACTGCCCAGTCGTAGACCCGCTTGGTGTCAATGTTGTGCAGACCCAAGTTACGCGCCATGACCGCGCCGCACATGTTGGACGCAACCATCGCTGACCAGAACCGTTCACGAGTGTCGATCTTCGCGGCTTTGTCGAACTTAGTCTGCAGCTTCAGGGCTGCATGCACAGTCTCTTCCAAATTCTGTACGAGGAACTTGGCATAGGGTAAACCCGCAAGTCCGTGGTTACTCTGCAAGCGACCGAAGACGTGCTTGGCCGTGGCCTTGTCGAGGTTGTTGGTCGGGTCAATACGGTACTGCATCATCCGCATCAGCTCGCCTTCAGCCGTAGCTTTCAGGGACTCCAGCTTGTCGGTCATGCTGGCGTTGGATGTGCACACCATAGTGGTGGCCCAGTAGCCTTGGGATTCCCGCTCTTCGTTGGCTGACGCCTTCATCCTACGGCGGGGTGTACCTTGGGTGACGCTGTAGGCCAAGTCCGAGAAGTCGTCGGCGCTCATCTTTGTGATTTCGTCCACGCCCAAGGGCAGGTTGCACATCACGGCCATGCGGTGCAGCTTCACGTTCAAAGTGTCGCGCCACTGCAACATCAGCGCATCGGGGTGGCCCCAGACGCTGTTCATCACCTGCAGGATGGTGGACTTGCCGGTACCGGAGCGGTTGTTAATCAGGTTGATGATGCCGCCCTTCACACCCATGAACTTAATCAGCGGTGCACCGAACGCCGTAAACACAGCAAACGCGTGCGGTTCAAAACCCGGCATGTTGTATGTGTTAATAATGTCTTTCCACGTCTCCAAGTCGCCAACAGGGCGCAGGGCATGGGCCACTTCACGGGTTGCCTTGGACGGGGGGCTATACCGAACAAAGTCCGGCCCAATCTCACGGTCACCGAGAATGAACTTCGCATCGCCGTCAGCCCAACCAAATTGCAGTCGCATAGTTTCTACCTCTTGTACTACTTGCAGTTCCTTCGCGCACTGCACCAGATATTCCAGAATCAGATTCATCTGGACCTGCATGGCAATCACGCCTTGGAACGATAAAACCTTACGCAGTTCGTCTTTGCTCAGGGCATCGACCAACGTCAAGGAAAACTCTTTCACCCCATCTCGGGGCAGTGCCAAGTGAATCAAGACCGTCTCACCCTGCACCGGGTCAAACAGACGCTTGATGACGAACAGGTCGTATTCGTACACAAGCGCCACGCCCTTCTCGCCGTCCTCTTCTTCGTCCTCAGCTTTGAGGTACTTGTAGATACCGCCGTTCTTGCCACGGAAGTAGCGGTGGGGCAGCTTGGGAACCACGAAGCCGGTCTTGGTAGCGCCGTCCTGCACAGCGGCTGGGGTCGGGCCAGTCTCGTAGTTGATGCTGTCGCCCTCATTGGACTTGGCTATCTCATGTCCCAACACGATAGGTGATTTGATCTGGCCGCGATTGGGGCACTCGGTACACACGTTGGGGTACGAGGCGTCGAACACATCACACGTATAGGGCCCTTTAGTTGCGTTGGCCTTGCGCTCTGTTGTGTCGTGGTTGTAATCTGGGTGCTGGCTGGACATCAGGTGAATGGCCTTGTCCCGGTCCACGCAGTGCTGGGCGATGGACAGCCCTGCCCGCCACAGCGGCTCTTCTATGTCTGCTTGGTTCTCGATGATGTTCAGCAGTTGTGCACAGCCACGACCCTCAGCCGTCTTGAGCATGATGGTTTTGAAGCGGGACTGTTTGTTGCCGATCACAGCGCGTGTGAACTCGTCGAGCTCCTTGTGCGGGGTGATGGGCTTGACGGGCATGATGGGCCCCATCAGCGCGGCGAAAGCCTCGAACTCCATAGGCTCAGCCAGATGGAGCAGCTCGACATCGTGTGGTGGGTCGCCCTTGAAGTTCTTGGTGCCCGGCACCCGCAGGATACGTGCGGCATCCGCAGGTACGGCTGGGTCAACAATAAACTTGTGCTTGGCACACAAGGCTTTGAACGTAGCTGCGACAGGCAACCACTGATCTTTCGGTACAGGCGCGGTCAGCGCCCAGTAAACATGCCAGCCACGCCCGCTATTGACGATGCTGGGCCGGGGCAGGTTAAGTGTCTTGCACAAATCCTTGAGCGCTTGCATGCCAGTAGGCTGGTCGATGTAGCCCTTGATGCGCCCATATTTATCGGGGGTAGCTTTGTCTGCGCCACAGTCGATGTCCAGAAAGAACGACTGCATCCACGCGCAATTGTCAGCGTCACGGTTCTCGTTTGTCTCAAACCTGCCGCATGCAAAGAAGGCATCCACATCACTGGACACCAAACGATCTGCTTCTGCTTCTACTTCTTCGATCGTCTTGAAGTGTTCTTGAGAGGTGAACCTCCCGTTTTTAAGACCCAAGACGCAGTACCAACCATCATCAACTTGTGGCAATACCGCCTTGAGTAACCGAACATCCGCCATATTTTGTCCACGCACGTCATAAAAATTGGGGGTAACGGGGGCTGACGGAAAACCCCGTTCGCTCCGTCGAGCTAGTTACCCCCGAAAAGGGTCGTTAAGACTTACCAAGGAATTTACTGATGAGGATTGCGTGGCGCTTACTTGGGGTGTGCGTCCCTGCGTACCAGCTGTACACAGTTTGCTTTGACACCCCGAAGTATTCCATCACATCCGCAACTGGGATTTCTCGGTTGATGCAGTATCGCCCAAGACAAACCCCCAGTTTGCGGCCATCAGCATCTCGGTTGGTTTTGACAACCTGCTGACTGTACCCAATCATTCGTCATCTCCCCATTCGTCCATCAGCTTGGCAAGGTTCTGCTTCTCTTTGGGAGCTTCCTTGACCTTGGCTGTGGTACGAACCGTAGGCTCGACGATCGCATCCGAAGCTGCTTTGACTTCTGCGGCGGCGGAGCCAGCAGGAGCAACCAGCTTAGGGAGCACAGGAGCGGCGGTTTGCTTCTTCGTGAAGTTCAGACGACCTGCATTGATCGCAACTTGGGTCTGACCTTGTTCGACGGCGGTCTGGTATGTGTCCTTGTCGAGGAACTCAGCGTTGCTGAACACCAGCTTGGGGAAGTCGCTGTCAGTGTCGAACGACAGACGGGTGGACAGCATGTTCAGGTTGTAGCCGGACTGTGCAACGTACTTGGCGTACTGCAAGAAGGGCATGTGCTCAACGTCACCTTGGCCGAAGATGGACTTCTGTGGCAGGATGAGTTGGTAGATGTCGCCGCCGACATTGTTACGCAGGGCCACACCGAGACGCCAAGAGTAACGGCAAGCTGCGCGACCTGCGCCCGCCGAGCCCTTGATGGCTTGTGGGCAGTCTTTGCAACGCTCTGCTTGTGGGTCAGCCACATCTGCGTCTGGGCGCTCGCCGTCGCTGGACCAGCAGTCAGGCACGGAGGTCTCGTCGGCGTTGTACTCACCGGCGTAGTACGCCTTCTGCACAGTCTTGCTACCGCTGACGATCACCACGTCCATGTGTGGGTCAGTGTTCTTGGCGATCTCTTTGCCGCCGTCCACCAGACGGAAAACACGCCCGCGCAGTGTGATGCGCTTGATGCTACCGCCAGACGATTTGAACGCCTGTGTGAAGTCATCGAGTTTGACGTTTTGCAGGTGGGCTGGCAGGTCGCCACGGAATGTTTGAATGTTGCTCATTGCTCTCTCCTTCAGGTTGTTGACTTACGCCGAACTGTTACAGCGTACTTTCTATCGACGTTGAGTCCCTCTGGGAACTCATCGGGATTCTGTTCAAGGAACTCCTTCATGTTGGCGTCGTGAACTCGCTTGAACAAAAGCCCGTAAGCCTTGTGCTTGTCAACCAGCCGGTAGATGGCGTCCCAGTTTGTTGGGTTGTATCGTGTCGAGATACGGCGGATGACTGTGGCATGCGGGGTTGATATGCTATCAGCTTCCGCGCTGTTCAGTGCATCAATTAAAGCGTGTTCGATGTCAGCCATTTGCGCTTCGAGTACTTTGTCATCAGCATCGAACTTGGCTTTAAGCTCTTCGCGTGCAGTGCGAATCTTTAAATAAACTGCGGACAGTTTGTCCACAGACAGGTCGTCTTCCATGTTGCTCTCTCTTTCTCTTTTTTAGGTTTATCAGTGTATCACAAAACTTGACCTTGTCAAGTATCTGACAGCTCATTTTTGTAAAGATCAATCACTTTTGTGTGGTTCGTAATGTTCTCGCGCAGCATGCGGTACAGCTTGCGCTCGACAGGACTGCCCTCGATGTGCACGATGGTCATTGGGTTGCGCTGGCCGGGCCGATCAATACGTGCGTTGGCTTGCAGGTAGGTCTCAGTGGACGTGACAGGCGCGTACCACACGATGACGTTAGCGGCAGTCAGAGTGACACCGTGTGATGCGGCTTGCGGCTGGATGACCAACACCTTCAGATCGTTCTTCTCTTGGAAGCGCTTGAAGATGTCCGTGCGTTTACGCACAGGCACGTCGCCGTGAATCACTTCGCATGCTATGCCCGCCTTGGTCAGGTGGGCGTGGAGCATCTCGATGGCATGACGGAACGGTGCGAACACCAACACCTTGTGGCTTGCTTCTTCGATGACCTCCTCGACCACATTGAGTCGGCTCGATACATCGAACTCCACCACCGCGCCGCTGTCGCTGTACACAGTGCCACAGGAAATCTGGAGCAGTTTGTTCATACGCGCCGCCGCATTGACCGTGCTGATCTCCTCGCCCGCTGTCTCAAGCAGCATCTGGTCTTTGAGCTCCTTGTAGTACTTGCGTTGTGTGGGTGTCAGCGGTGCTTCACGCTCTACGAACGTAACGTCGGGCAGGTCCAAACAGTCCTTCTTCTCGAAGCGGATGGCTGGTTGCAAGAGCTCGTGCACGATCTTCTCTGCATCAGGGCGCGGCTCCCATCGGAACATACCGAAGTTCTGCATGACAGACTCACGGAAGTCGCCGTAGAAACGCGGTGCGCGTTCTGGTACGCACAGTTTCCCCAAGCCGTAGGCATCGGTAGGTGTTTGCGCCGCAGGCGTGCCGGTCAACATCCACAGGAACGTCTTGTCGGTCACGAGCTTACGCATCAGTTTCCAACGCTTGGTTTGTACGTTCTTGTAGGCGTTAGCTTCGTCAATCACGATCAGGTCAAACAGATTGTTCTTGATGGCGTCCTCAGCAATAGAGGGCAGTCCATCATAGTTGATGATGACGAACTCGGCACTGCTGTTGGCGATCTTGTTGCGCTTCTTTGCGTCGCCATACGCTACGTCCACACGACGGTGCACGGCGAACTTAAACAAGTCTTGTTGCCACGCGCTCTGCATGATCGACAGAGGGCACACGACGAGTACGCGCTTGACCACGCCCGCCTTGATTAAGTAGTCAGCCGCCCAGATGACGGATGCTGTCTTGCCCGTGCCCTGCTCGTTGAAGCAGAAGGCTCGCTTACGCAGAGAAAGGAACGAAGCTGTTTCTTTCTGATGATCGAACGGTGTGAACCCCATCGGGCGGGGCCAGTTGTAGTCCCGCTTAATAGGAGAAGGCACGTTCTTCATGAACCTGCTCAGAGTCTGGGCAGATGGAAGGTCCCAGTTAAGGGACACTTCATAGCGACCATCGCCATAGTCATGGGCGACTTTGCTATTAGGCACGGTCTCTAGCACACGACCGGGATGCTTAGTTCGTACCACAAGAGTGTGGTCGGCCAGAATTTGCATGTTACTTCATTGAGCTGTCAGGGTTGCGTTTGAAAGAGCGGTTCTTTGAAGGGGCTTGAAGTTTCACGCCGTCCTTGTTGGAGCCGCCCTTGCTCAGAGCTTTCACGTGGGCTACGTCCTTGCCCGTACGGTCAACGCCTTTGGCGTCGAGCTTTCGCCGCGCCCGCTGGCGCTCCATACGGTTGGGCAACTCGCCACGTTCTTGCTGTTGCTCATACTCTTTTTTGTACGGTCTGGGTTTGTTGACGTAAGGCATGTTCGGCTTCCTGTTCTTTCATGAGGATGAGGGTGTTACAGAGGACACGCGATTCCACGATCAGCGCGAGTGCTTTCTCGTGAGCGGTAAGCATGTCCTTGTCCAACAATGAATTGTGCATTTCTTTCAGCAATTTTTCAACGCGCATCATGGGTGCGGCATAGTCGATGAGTTCAGTTTTCATTACGCTTTTTTCCTCGTTTGGCATCTGGTCTGGGGCAATTTTCTGGGGGCACTACGACGCACCATATGGCGCTGGGCATGCCGGTCCCGCCGAAGTGTGTCCACCTGTCAATGTACGCGTCTGGCATGGTCTTTAGGATTCGACGCACGTTCTCGGGTTCTCTGTTTAGGTTGTTGGCGATGGTGCCTACGTCCATACCGTCAGAGTTTTCTCTGAGTAGTGTTCGCACCGAGTGCGTTGTGTTGGTTCTCATAGTTCGTGTTTGTTCGGAGACGGTTTCACATTGGGTTGAGCGCGGCTGAAGATACCGAACTGTTTGTACGCAACCACAGCCAGCTCTTTGTCTTTCTTGCTGAGGCTTTGAATCGTGCCGGACATTCTGCCTACACCCCGTTGGGATTCAACAAAGTCGGTGGCAATCTGTGAGCCGCTCTTACCGTCAGCGCCCTTGGCACGGAAGGTGTGGTCCTCATAGAAGATGCTGGGTCGTGGGTCTTCGTGCCAGTGGAACGGTGAGTTGGGGTGGCAATTACAAGTCATGTTCTCTCCTTAATTCTTTGTTTCAATGATGAGCTGCTCCACGAATGTCGCCGCTTGTTGTAATAGACCTCGTGCAATCCCTTGCCTGTGTAGTCTTGGAACTGATACTCATCCCCAATAACCCGAATGTCAATCGGGAGTGTGAGCAAAAGATTCATCAGGTCGTCCTCGGTGTCGTAGGGGATGATCTTGTCCACGTACTTACACCCATCCAACTGGAGGTAGCGTTCGTACACCGTCTGCACAGGTTTTGGCTTACGCCCGTCAATGCTCGGGTCGGTCTGAAGCCCTACGATAAGATAGTCGCAAACGCTACTAGCCTCGCGCAACATGGCGATGTGTCCAGCGTGTAGCAGGTCAAAACAAGAGCAGGTAAACCCAACCTTCATGCTCTTACTCCTTCGGTTATGACCCACTGGGTCTTTGGTTTCTTGTGGTGAACGCCCCACTTGGTGCGGTCTTTGGGGTGAGGGCAGTCCTCTGGCACATGCACTGCAACCCACACCTTCTCGTACTGACCACGGCCACCCAAGCGCCAGCGGTCAACATACACATCTGGCATAGCCCTCAAAGAAGTGCGTACGTTAGCTGGGTGCATGCCAAGCGCCTCGGCAATCTCCAGTGGCGACATGCCGCTCGGCCTTGTGCGTAGCAGTGTGCGGATTCTTTTCTGACGCACAGGGGTCATTGCTTCTCCAGTACGATTTTCTCAAGAACTTTCATTGCCCCTTGCAAGTCGTCGTGCAGGTAGTCGGGCAACGAAGTCTTTGTGCTGAACGCCCACGACTCCAGCGCGGACAGTAGTTTGATTGTTTGCAGGGCTTCTTCTTTAGTCATTTGATAATCCTCATGAACACGCCGCACTTGGCGCACTTGTAAACGGGTTGCCCCTCGACAGGCTCCCAACGATGCTGGCACTCAGTCATAACCCCATCTCCTTCAACGCCGCTTGCAGTCCAGCCAAGCCGCCAACACGCTGGCCTTCGATAAAAATCTGTGGCATCTGCCGCACTTCAGGGTGAGCCTTGAGCATCTTCTCAAACTCAAACTCGTCCGTCTGGTCGTGCATCTCGATGTACCCCAGCCCTTTGCTTGCCAGCAGGTTCTTGGCCGTCGTGCAATTTGGACAGCCGTGCTTGGTAAAAATTGTGATGTTCATGTGTTGAGTTCCTTGAGTTTGGCTTCAAGTCTGCGACCAAACCAGATGCCTTCTGCTTTATCGTGCTGTGGTGTAAGCAACCACTCCGCTTGTATTTCCTCATCCGTCAGCCCAACCCATTCACGCTTATCGGGTATGTAACAAGGGCCGTCTTTGCGATGAACAATACCCAGCGTAGTTAAGTCACCGCATACGCACAGCCAATCAGGGTTAAAGTCGTTAGTCATACGCCCTTTCCTTTCTTTGGGCAGGGCCATGCGGCCCCGAGTGTGTAGGTGATAAACGCTTCAGCGGGTAGGTGTCGGGCGGCGGCTCCGCTGTACAGGTTTTTTGCCACCATGTCCCTGACCTGACCAGCCGTCACGTTGGATGGTGGGCAGTGTTCAATCGTCAGTGTTGCGTCATACACACCCATGATGAACCCCATGCCAAGACCACGATCAACCGGTATGTCTGAGTTAAGGCGAGTCAGCAAGTCGTTGCCCGTGAAGAACTGCGCCTGTGCACCACCACAAAGTAGTGCAGTCGTTAAGAGTATGTGTCTCATAGCAATGCTTCTCCTGCGCTCTCGCGCTTTTGTTGCTCGTACTGTCTGATCTGCTCTGGTGTCCACGGCACGGGGCCAGTGGGTGGTGGGAACGGCCAAGTCATACGCCCCTCGCTTTCAGCATGGCATCGGCCACTTTGTAGGCCTGTGCAGAGGCCCAAGCAAAGTCATTTTCATGTATGCCGTCAACCATCATTCCTTGCATCGCCTTGGCTGCAAAGTAGTCACGCAAGGTCATGCCATCAGAGTCAGCAATTTGGCTTGTTGGGAAGGCGTGTCCACCTGTCTTCGTATTGCTCATACATCTTCTCCTGAAATCCTTAGCGCGTCATCGGTTATCTCTTGGACATAACGCAGTACATCTTCGAGATCGGCCTTGTGGGTGAATCGTCTGTTCACCTTGTTCTTGATGGTCCACAGTGTGTCGAACGCTTCGTGGCAGTGAATGGCCCGACGCAACTTGATCTCGTCGTCGGGGTAGTTGAACTCAAGTATTGCTTTCATCTTCTCTCTTTGTAGTTGTGGATTGTTCCGCCAATCGGCGGAACCTCGCTATATTGTTCTTCAACGCCCGCCAGTCAGACTTTGAACTGGTCACAACTTGCGGCTCAGAAAACTCCGCAAAACGCAACATCTTGTGGGAGCCAGCGCGGTTCTCTATGGCGATGACATGGAAGCCCTCGCGCTCGTACTCCTTTATCTGCTTGCGTAAACTGCGGGCGATTTTCATGACATGTGCGATAGCTCGCGCTGAAGATACCAAGCAGCTTTCTCAAGGTCTTGCTTGCGGTTGCCCTTGTGGTCAGAACGGGTGATGTACTTCACTACATTACCCAAGTTGTACCCAAGCTCCTTGGCTTCGATGAAGTCGATAGTCTCAATGCCACCATATTTGTAATGGGCGGGGTGGTTCACAGGGTCAGAAGCTGGCTCGTGCATTTCAACGTGCATGGCATGTTCGATGCTGTTGTCGGAGGTGCTGACGTGCACGACCTTCCATTCTTGCTTGGGGGTTTTCTTACTGTCCATATTTCGCTTGACCATGTACACGATTTGGTACTTCAGCCCCATTGCCTTAGCAACTTCAGGCACAGTTTTGCCGGGGTGTTTGGCGAAGTAGTCACGGATTCTCTGCGCTTGTGATTGAGAGCGTTTCATTTTTAGTTTCCTTGGTTGTGGTCACATGTGTGCACAGGGCACCAGCCCCGGCATGTAAAGTTGGGCTTGGCGTTCCATACGTCGTTAACGACAGATTGCTCAAGTTGTCCAACATCTGATACCCACGATGTCCACAGCTCGCTCTGTGAATCAGCGGAGTACGCAGTCTTGACGAAGTCATCAGCGAACAGGAACATGAGCCCTGCTTTCACTTTCTTGACGTGGGGGAAGTGTTTGAACAGAGCCAGCGACAGAATCTCCAACTGCTTGAGGTCTGCGTATTTGCTGCTTTTGCCCGTTTTGTAGTCCACAGTCAGCGCCGTGTCGCCCTGCAAGATGATGATGTCAGCGATGCCGCGCCACCACACCTTCTTGTCGAAGAACCCACAGGGCTTCAGGTCAGCGGTCAGGCCCAGCTTGTTCTCGCACAGCTTCTCGCCGGGCATGTCCTTCAGAACTTTGAGCGCTGGCTCGATGCTCTTGTATTTCTCTGGAATAGGTTGATCTTTACTAACGTATAGCTCAGCTATCTTGTGAATCTCGTTGCCGAAGACAATGGCTTCACCCAACTCTTCCTTGACGTCTTTGGCGACCTTGAGGTGGTAGTACTTCTTAGGGCACTGCTGATACAGGGCCAAACTGCTGTACGACCATGTGATGGGCTTTGTCATTAACAATCTCCGTAGGTTCGAGCCATTCCTGACTCGCAGTTGAGGGGCAAATCTTTTGCCCACTTGGGTGATGTACGCATACATTGCTCAATATACGCACGAGCTTCTTGGGCTTCGTCTTCTGGCACAACGCAAGCAACAGCGTCATGCACCGTCAACACAACACGGTGGCGCTTCTCGATCTCGATGATCTGCTCACCGATGATGCAACGGGCCACGGCTTGGCACAGGTTCTCTGCCACTTTGCCACCATAGATACGGTTGCGCCCAGCACGGGTCATGTAACTGAAATCGTTGTTCGTGCCCTTGGTCAACTCAGGGTAGTTCAGGAACAGATTGTTGGGCAACTCGATACCCAGCATTGGGCTGGTCGTCATGAGGCCCACCTTGTCAACCGCGACTTCTTTGCCCGCCATGATCGCTTGCAATACTTGGTTCAGCTCCAGCCACCAATTCGAGATAGCACGGTTGGATTGGCGGTACTGCTTGATGATGTGCTTGCACATGTCGAGGTCAACGTCCTTGCCCATGTTAGCCAACTGCGCTTGGAACTTCTCGCCGCCCATGCCGTAACCCGCGCCCAACACTGTAGTTTTGCCAATGAAGCGTTCTTCTGGCGTAACAAGATCGAACGGTTTGTTGTATATCTGAGCCGCCATGTATTTGTAAACGTCCTCGCCGTTGCGAAACAACTTAAGCAGTGTCTGCTCCCCTGCCAGCCACGCCAGCACACGAGCCTCAATCTGAGACGAGTCACAGTCGATGATGACATGCCCGCGAGGTGCAACGATGCAACGTTTTAGTTTGCCACCCTCTGCCCCACGACTTGGCAGGTTCTGAAGGTTCACCTTGTCCGAGCCACCCCAACGCCCGGTGTGCGCGGCGTAGTACTTCAACGGGATGGGCATGCGGCGTGGATAGACGAGGATAGGGCCACGATTGGCAATATCTATGAAGCGCTCTGTGCGTGTCTCCTCCAGTGTTGACTTCGCGCCGATACGAGCGGCAACGATGGCTTGCACTTCTTCTTTCGGGTGCTCGAGCAACGCAACGAACTCCTGATCGCTCTTGGCGAAGGCGTAGGTCTCCTTACCCGTAGTCGCGCTGATCTTGGTCGGGGGCCGCACACCGTGCGACTGTAACAAGGCGGCGAACTTAGCCGAACTGTTGAGCACTTCTTTGGTGATACCTGATGTCTCGAACAGCTTGGCCTTGCGTTCACGCACGCCGTTCAGGTGCGCCTCCAGTGCCTCAATGTCCAACTCCAACATGGGGTCGCTGAACATGCGGATGGTTATGTCAATCAGGCGCTTTTCTTTCACAGGAAAGCCAGCATCGAGTTCCTTAAACAGCTTATAGGTCAGCTCCACGTCGTTGACGCAGTAGCCGCCGTAGTCAGCCAACTCTTGTGGGGTGAAGTCCTCCAGCCGCTTACCCTTGGCATCGTTAACTTCGAGACCTTTTGCGCCAAGCCCGTACTGCTCTGCAAGGGAGGCAAGGCCCACCTTGGCGTTCGGCCCCAGCGTGGCGCGTGCCATAGACAGCGTATCCAGCCATGCCTTGGGGCGGATGCCAAAGCGCCACGTCATGATGGCGGCATCAAACATTGCGTTATGGGCTAACACGAAGTGGTCGGACCACTCAAAGCGGTGAAGCCACATTGCTGTCTGCGTGAAGTCACCACTGAACCATTCGGTCGGCCCGTCGTTTACTTTGACCGCTACCCCGATAACTTGGAAGCGGTCGTCGCGCACATACTCTTCGGTCGTGAGTCTTGTGAGCGAGAAGTCAGTCGCGTAGTATGTCTCGAAGTCGATCGTAATCACAGAAGTTTCCCGTTGTACAAACTGCGGGTGTCGGTGTAGCCTTGGGCGTAGTTGCGGGCGTCGTGTTGCGCTTGTAATTGGGCAGCTTGTATTCGGGCAATATTAGCTTGGTGCAACGCGCCATGTTGTTGGAGCGACAAACCCGCACCCTGCAAGCCGGGGTTGGGGTACATAGATACATCAGGGCCTTTTTCTTTGACCGGCTCGTTGATGACGATACTCATCACACGGTTGAGTGTCTCTTCGCGGCGTACCACGTCTTGGCTTTTACGCAATGCGCGTTTTATGACCCAGCGCTCGTATCGCGTGAACCGAGAGCTGTCAGTTTTTAACAGCCACTCCACCCTCTGTAGGTGACTGGTATCAGGGTCTTGTTCGAGCTTCTCAACGAGAGCGACGATCTGTTCAGGGAGCCGGGCCCTTAATAGTTTCTCTAGCATGTTTTACCTCTGATAAGATTTTCTCGACCAACTCGATGTTGGTTTCGTTGATTACTGTAGAGATACCGCCAGCTTCTTTGATCGCCGCTAGTTCTCTATCTTGTAGTGCCGTCGTCTTCCCCTTGCCCGCCTTGCACTCGATGGCTATGAAGAGCCCATTGGAGCACGCGACGATGTCGGGGATACCAGCCCTGCCCATTCCGTAAGTCGCGGGGAAGAAGTAGTAGGCATCGTGCTTTCGCAAGATGGCTGTTACCTTATCCTTGACCTTCTTCTCAGGTGTAGCTGCCATGTCGGTGTATGAATTATAGGTGGGGATTAGACAGTGTCAAGAATTATTTTATAGGGGGAAACACCTACCCCAATGGAACAATCAGACAGCGTGTCGGGTTGTTCTAGTATAGACAAAAAAAAGACCCGCCGAAGCGGGTCTGTGTTGGTTGGCGATCGTTACACTATTACATAGAAGTGTGTATCGTTGTATCTGAAGCCGACATCGCGCACGATCTCGTTGTCCTGCATCAGGTGTAGAACACTGATGTGGTTCTGCATACGCTCGGGCAGCTTGTCAAAGTCAGACGCGATCAACTCGGCATCGTTCCTGTGCAGGTATCGGTTGTCACCCAACGCCACCACTACGCGCAGCTTGTCCGTGCCGTACAGCTTCATCATGTCTTCCGACAAGAAGTACTCGGCCATAGCTTGCTTGTACGAGTCCGACTGCAGTGTACGCTCGATCTCTATCAAGTCGGGCGACACAACGGGCTCGCCAAGGGCTTTCGACAAAGCGTATGCTTGCAAGGCCGCAGTGCTTTTGACTAACCGCATGGCGCGGATAGGGTCTCTCAACGCACGCAACGCATCGTTGAAACCTCCCTCCACTGCCGCCACTGCATGAACCATAGTCTCTGCGTAGTCCATCGGCTTGAACAACTTCTTGATGTGGCGTAGGGCTACATCTGCCTTGGTGGTGCTGGTTGTATCTCTAGCGCCGCGCTCCTTCGTGACACGCCAGCACTTGATGTTGTACCGCCAACTCTGCGTGGCATTGCGTCCGTAGAAGCTATCGACATACACCCCGCCCAAGAGTTCTGAGTCGCACGACACATCGACCACACGCACAAAGGTGAAGCCGTCAGGCGCAATAGGTTGGCTGGTCAGCGTGGTGTAGCTGACACCACGAGCGTAAGAGTTGCCACGCTTCGACGCAGTGAACACCCACTTAGGGTTGTCTATTGCTAGCTTATCCACGATCTTCTTCAGTTCGGGGTCGAGTAGTTTGTCTTCGGGCAGACGGATGTTTACAAAGTTTGCCATGTGTTGCTTTCTTACCAGTTGAATTTGTTGATGATGTCGTCCACGCTGTTCTTCAGTTCAGCACGGGCGCTTGGGATTTTGCGGAGGTCATCAGCGTCAAGGTTGACAACCGATTTCTCCAGCATACGGCGAGCCTCTTCCAGCTTCGGGTCGTTGGTTACATTCAGCCGTGACAGCAAGTCGCACAGGCCGACAGCGTTGGTCACGATGGTGTCACGGAACACGCGGCGCTTGCCATCAGGTGAGTCAGTCAGTGTCTCACTCATCTTGAGTAGCAACTCGTGCAGTCTCTCCCACGGGTCACGCATGGCCTCGGCCAACTTGTTGTTGTACATCTTCTCGTACTGCTCTGCCAAGTCCAGACGCACACGCTCTTCGCACTGCAAGCGGAAGTCACCCTTCTCTGGTACAGGGAGAAAGTTGTACTCGAACTTGAACCTGCGCGGTAACGACGCAACATCAGGGAACTCGTCAGCGTTGAAGTACTTACCCAACTTGAAGGCTTGTGTGCTGACAAGGTTGGGGTACGCCACAATGAAGTCGGAGACTAGCGCGTTGAAGTTGGCCTCCATCGTGCCCAGCTGCTCGCGGTACGAAAAGAAGTTGTCCATCGGCAGCAAGCCCACGCCCTTCATCCACGGCAGTGTCTGCTGTGAATTCCAGTTGCGGCACTTGGCGGCGTACTTCTCGATCTTCTCAAGGTGGTCACTGCCCGCCATGAGATACTTGTACACAGAGCTCGCATCCTGCGATGCTTCCTTCTCTTCGTTAAGCGCAGTGGTCGTGTCTTTGTCACGCTTACGCGCAGTCCATGTGCTTATCCGTAGTTCGATGAGCATAGCCATCGACGACAACGAAACAGGCGGGGCGATCATAGTATTCTCTGTCATGGTGTTCTCCTTAGAACGGTTGGTAAAACTATCCGACACAATGTCTGATTGTTCAGGTTGAAGAAATTTCATACACTTGGAAGTACCGAGTGTTGGTGCGTGGAGCCAACTCACCCGTGGGCAGTGGCTCAAAGTAAAACGCTGTGTCGCGGTGCACATGCAGGGCTAACGCATTCAGGTACTCTTTGGCTTGGTCAACAGACAGCCGCCATATGTAGCCCTCGCCCTTGCGCCACTGATGTGCACCAGCCCTAGCCGAGATAATCTGCATGGCATGCACCCACTTATCAGCGTCAGCGCCGCTCACCCAATCAAGTAAGAGGGAGCAGGTGGGCGTGTGAAACCGATGCTGCTTGCTGTATGTAGCATTGAAGGTCATGGGTAATGACTCGCTTGCGTACCAGTCGTTGATAGATTTATCGGCATGGTCATAGGGAACTCCCGAACTTAGGTACTTGGCCCTACGCTGTGTGTACCACTCGTGCGGACGCAGACCTGCGGCTTCACGCAACACATTGAGAGCGTGTTCACCCTCAACATTCTCCACCTCGTTAGAGACAGATGAGACTACGGTTAGCCAGTCAAGGAACGGCTCGTACTTAGCGAGCTCATGCTTAAGGCCATTGCGTTTCTTTCGTATGGCGTAAGCCACAGGCTTATCAACCAAATCAAAGTTATCACCCACAGGGGCGAACTTGTAAGCGGCGTTGTGTGGAATGTGGTACCGGCTGCTGAAGTTACGCAACACCATCGAGCAGTTCACCCAATCCGTGTACCACTGACGGGGTAGGAAGTACGACAGATGCTTGGCCGTATACGCGGACTGATACACGCTGTTGGTAACGGTGAATGTGTTGTCTGAGTGCCAAGTAACGAACGGCTTGCCGTAGTAGCTGAACACAACTGTGTCAGCGTCAGGCATAGCTACGCTCGCCATGCGGTGGTGACGACGGATACCCAAGGGACGCACCTTCTCTGCATGTCCACGGATGGGCTTTGTGTTCTCGTACCGGCGCTTGGCCTCGGCGAATGAGTTTAGGTGTGGCACACCTGCTGTGTTAGACATGATCTTTTCCTTTCAATAAAGCGACTTGCAATACAGACATGTGCTCGGACAATTCCGAACTTTGTTTCTCGCGCTCCTTGCGCTTGTAGATTTCGTTGCTCTGATACAACCTGCCGATCACAGGCAGTTCGTGTTTCTTTGGGCGGCGATATTTGACCGTGCCCGCTATGACAATTAAAGGCATAGGATGCTCCTGAACATTGCGACAAACTGTCGGTTAGTTTGCGCTACTGTAGATGTGGAAGACGGCGATCAGGTGGCGTACCACTTGGCCGTTGGTGGGCTCGAAGCCCAGCTGCTCGACAAGGCTACCCTTGACTGACATGAGCAGGTCGTATGTTTCTTTGTTAAGGGTCACGCTGTAACCCGGCTGCTGTTGTTGCTGTTTCATTTCATTTTCCTTTCACAGATTTCTCATTTGCATCCAGTGTCATTAGCATATGGCCCGTGAACGGGACAACGAACGCTATGAACGAATCCATAGATGGCGGTTGCAGGGTCTCCACATTCCCGCCGTTAGTCCAACGCGCACCAATACGCGACGAGCCATTGACAGCTGCACATATCTTGAACGCTTCCTCTGGTGACATCACCACTCGGCTTGTGCCTATGCACAACAAAACTTCATCATCCATTTCTATCTCCTCAGTTGATGTTTAACTTCTGGCCATTGGGAACTTGGTAGCTATCGTTGCCAATCACGCACCACAGAGTCGGCGCTTTGATCGCAGCCCACTTGGGTTTGTTACTGTGCATGTAGCCGTCCGTCAGCATGATGAGCGCATCAGGCTTGAGTTCGTGCTCGTGCATGAAGTCCACCACGCAGTCAGGGTCAGTGCCACCACCACCTCTAGGGTTAGTACGGTGCACGATGTCCTTGTTCGTACCCTTGTAGGTCTCGTGTCCAGCCACCTCCGTATCCCAATACAGCACATCAATGCGATCAGCACCGATGTCACGCACGATGGCGTTCATCTCTGATAGGAACTCAGTCAGTATCGGGCCCTGTATCGAACCCGATGTGTCCATCGCAATGACCAGCGACTTGACCCGCTTGCCCATGATGCTCGGCAGAATCACATCTTGCCAAAGGTAGTTCTTATGCGCCCTACGCCAAGACACAGAGTCACGGTCTTTGAGCGAAGTACGCACGAACCGACGCAAGACTTCACGCCAGTTGACCTTGGGCTTGAGCAGTTCACCGATCTCACGGGGCATGTTGCCGCCAACCTTGCCAGCATAGATACCGCCTTGCCGCAACGCTTGGTCAATGTCACGCCCGAGTTGCTCTTGCTCTTCCTTGCTCATGCCGTTGACAGCATCTTCCCAATCGTGTTGGTCAAGCCCGCCTGAACTATCCGACTCGCCGTCTGATTGTTCGCCGCCGCCCTCGCCATCACCACCGCCGCCACCGCCATCTTGCTTCTCTTGCATCAAGATGTCAAACACCTGCCGTGTGTCCATACCACGGAAGCGAGCGTCCACCAACCCGAGCACAGCACCGGTGTTCTTGTCCTTGGGCATGTGCAGTAGCTTGCCGTCTGGGTCCATGTCCAACAGTTGTATGTTGATGACATAGTCGCACGCTTGGTTAGCCACGCGCCTATCTCTATCATACAGAGATCGCCATGTGGTCAGGTGTCGATAGCACTTGTGCATGTTCTCGTGCATGATGAGAAAGGCTAACTCTTTGTCAGTCAGCGTATCCACAAAGCCACGCCCGTATCGTGCGTCACGCCCGTTGGTAGCCGCAGTGATCGGCAGGTCTTCCACAGTGGTCTTGCCCACCATGAACAGGCCCGCGAACAGAGCAAACTCTGGCGCTCGCATCAGGCTCACATGCACCAACTCAATCCGCTTTTCAGCGGGCATTCTGGGTTTCAGCATCTTTCATCTCCTTCATGAATGTGTCGTGGTCAGCTTTCATCCGGTCGTACACAACTTGGTCTCTGAGCATTGCTTTGAGCAAATGCTTAACCATCTTCGCTTCCTCGCGGAACTTGAGCGCGTAGGCAGTAGCGGCTATCGCCCACACGATCAGCCACATTTCTGTCAATGTAAATTCCATCATGGTCTCCAGACAAATAAGTCCAACAGTAGGACTGTGATTAAGAACACCAGCAAAGCAACACGCCATGCTGTCTCTGCATAAGTGAAGTAGGGTTTCACGAGAACACCTCCTCGATTGATTCGAGACTCCAGTGGGAGTCGTTGATGTTGACGCAGTCTTGCTCGATCTTTTTCCACGCAAGCGCCTCGGCATCGTCTTCGTTCTCAGCCTCCACCGTTACGGTGACATAGCTGGTGCGTTGTAGTTCCACCTCAAAAGTTTTCATTTCTACCCTTCGGTTGGTTGATGTGGTTGAGGACTGCGAGCCAGAACTTGCGTTGCGAGCTGTTGCTGTCATACGAAAACGCATGGTCTGTCGCTCGCTCCTCTGGTGTGTACTTGCTGTGCTTGTACATACTCACCATCCGCAGTGCTGTGTCTCTTGGGTCTTCGTATGTTGTCACTTCAGTCCCTCCAACACCTGCTCAGGTGTAAAGACACGAATGGATGAGCCACCGAACTCATCACTCAGGCGTGACCAGACTGTCGCGTTCCACTTCGCCCGCCGTGCATCAGGCAGATGTATCCAACGACCAGATGTGCGGTCAACACAATCAAAGCCGTCGTTCACACGGACTATGTAGCACCCCTTGTACGCAACAGGGACACCGATCTTGGGTAATTGTTTCTGTTTCATGATTAACTTTCCGACTGGTTGTCTGATTGTTTAGCCCTTGAGTCCAGCAAACATGTACTGGTTCTCGCGAGCCCACGACACGAACGATGGGTGCGCCATCGCCCACTGCTTCTTGTCCTTGATCTCAAGGAGGGAGTTGATGAACACAGCTTGTGTTTCTTTAGGCATACGCTTGATGTAGCGCAGCCACACAGCGAACGACTCACGAGTACACACAGCCACACCCTTGAACGCAAGGATGCACAGAGCCGCAGGGCTGGTCGGGATGTGCGCGGTATCGGGCGACGACTCAATGGCTTCGCGAGTTGGCAGCTGGTCAGCCAAGGCGATGTACGCTTGCAAGTCCCGCGATGCAGAGAAGCCGATCGTGCCGTCCAGCGATGCGATCAAGCTATTCTCTGAAATGCGTTGACGCACATTGACCCAGTGCGACGCTTTGTACAACGAACGCGGCGAGACAAACGCAATCTGCGATGCGTCCGATGGGTTGAAGATGTACGGGTTGTCCTTCTGACCGCCGTCCATGTACGACGCCATGCAGTGCGGATACTCTTTCACCCACGCCATGATCTCGGGAGCCACGCCCGCATTGCCCGCCCACACCAACCACTCGTCAGCGCTCGGCTTCATGTATGTCAGCCATGTCTGACGGTTGCGAGTGTGTGCCTTGGCACTGTCGCCCACGCCATCGCTGTCCATGTTGCCCGTAGTAAAGACGATAGTCTCGGGGTGCAAGTTGAAGTCACCAAGTCGGCGCTCGTGCAACAGCGGGTGCAGTGTGTTACGCACATAGTCGTCAGTCTTTGTCCACTCGTCAATCATGATGACGCACGGCTCGTTGGTGTGCAGTCGATAGTTGGCGGCAGGGTAGAAGTCCAGAGTACGCGACTCATGGTTCGGGATTGGCATGCCAGCTTGACCCACATCGGTGTTGGGGCCGTCGATGTACACCTTGTGAAAGCCTGTCCTCGCCACAAGCACATCTTGGATCGCGGTTTTACCCACGCCCGGTTCGCCAGTAAGGTGTATTGAATTGTGGCCAGCGTTGAGTAGCAAGTCCACAGTCTCCGTGAAGTTGACACGGCGGGTGAAAGAGAGTTCTTTAGAAGACATTTGATTTCCTAGATAGGTAGGTTGAACAATCCGACATAGCGTCGGTTAGTTTGAGCGGGTTTGTTTCTGATTGGTGTCCATCACGGTCTGACGAGCAGACGCAGTTGTCACCAGCATGTATGGGCCCTTCCCATACGGTTGCACCACGCACCAAGATGCGCGATCAGAGACTGCGGCATCTTCGCCGCAGATTAGGCAGAGATGAAACCCAAGGTTCCACCGCTCCACATGCACATCGTCACCACAGTGGGTGCAGCTGCGCCAGTCAAAATTAGTCATAGCTTTCTCCTGATAAGAACAAAAAGACATTGTGTCGGTAAGTTCTGTAGACTTACTATTTAATATACCAAGGTATATTATACCATAGGAATTAGACTTTGTCAAGTCTGTGTTCGTGGTATGTTGTATGTGTTCACGTCCCACATCGTTAGATGCAACACGCCGTCCTCAGTGCGGTGCCAGAAGATCGGGGTGAAATCACGCCCGTCACGCTCCGCTTCCTGTAGAGCACGCAATGGTTGAAGTAGGTCGTAGACGCTTGGGCGCGTCATGGGGGTGTGATACTGGGCGGCGTTGAGGGAGCGCATGTACGCCTCTGTTACCTCGCGGACCGGCACCTTTAAGAGTCGGGCCAGAGCTTCGTGCTCCAGCAGTTGTCCACGGGTGAAGATTACCCGCTTGGGTGTTGTGCTCATGATGATCTCCAATAAAGGATTGAGGTTGGAACATACCGACAGGGTGTCGGATAGTTCCGCCGTAGTACATCAGTAGTAATCTAATATACCAAGGTATATTATACCATACCGATTAGACTTTGTCAAGTGTGTGTTCGCGTTTATCGGTACGAGTTCTGCGCGAGGTGCTTTGTGTAGTCGATCACCTCTTTTTCCTTACTCTTCTCGACCATCGTACCCACGCTGGCCTCCAAAGCGTTCCAGAAGTCGTCCGTGTCGTCCTTAGCGGTCGTGGCTTCAGCTTCAGCGATCTCTTCACGCTGTTGCTTCTCCACAAGACTCTTCATGACGAGCACAGGTTTGCCCTCTTCAGCGGTAGGCACACCTTTAGCCATCAGTCGGTTCTGCGGCAGGTTGCGAGCGTCAAACCCAGCGAGCGCGGCGGTCGCGGCCAAGAGTTGGTTGACTGTCGGGTCAACGGGTCGAAGCGGGAGCAACTCAGCATCAGAAGCAAACAGGTGTCGCGTTGACTCTTGCTCAGGGAGCAGGTTCATTGCACCGCCCGCCGTGCCCTCACGAAGTCGGCGGTTCATGATGCTCCGGTTCTCGGAGTGGTGATACGGGTTAACACAGAAAGGTGTGTTGCACCACTTGACCAATCGGGTCGAGGCCGGGAGGTATCGGCACAGGATGAAGAGGATTCGGGGTACTGAGTTGGTTCCGACTTTCCGTGCCAGCGGCGAGGTTGGGCTGAGCAAAGGTGAGGGAAGGTTGGCGTTGGGCCAGATGAAGCAGTCGTTCTTCACGGTGCAGTTGTTGATGAGGTCGTCGGCGTTGCTGAACTTTGCAGGGCGTCCCATAGCGTTCTCCTAATAAAACATGTTGTCCGTAACAGGCGATACGGCGTTGCAAGTTTATCAAAAAAGATGGGGTGAATCAAGCAAAATAGCGGGTTCCAGAGGTTTTTCGATAAATAATAAATAACATGCGGCCATCTTTTGGAATTATGAAAGAGGGAAAGAG